ATTAATATGAATTCCGTTGCATTTGGAACTTGAATTCAGCATTTGAAATAATAGGACGAAAAAAGAATGTTGAAGTAGTTCTGTATCTCATTTCCTTTTTATCTCACCAGTTTATAGCTATCGGCAAACGTAATTATGAGGAATATAAACATGATTGTATATGGAAATACGGGAAAAGCCCCAAAAGCCTTATTATGTATTTAAAATCATTCCTATACGGTTGTGTTATAGGCCTTTCAGAAAAATTTGATGAGAGCAAAAGGATATTGGAAACAGAAAATAATATCACAGCTCTTGTACGTACCACAAAAAGTGAAATAGATGATTTCCTTAAAGGAGAAAAGATTGGTAAGGCCAGAGAATCAAAGTCGGATATTGATGCTCTATGCGCTATGAGAGGCATAGAAACCGGCAAAAATGTGGAAATATGTAAAGGTATTCATGCTGAATCTGTTAGTGAAAACTTGAGGTTACAATAATTCGATAGTGTATTAAATATAAACAAAAATTATGGAGTTTAAATCGCAAATATGTACTACCCGTGAACAGTCAAAAAGATTGCTCGCTTTGGGGCTAAAGCCGGGAACGGCAGATATGGTGTACCATTACACAAAGAGTAAAGTACCTGCATTGAAATGGGAGTTGCAAACTAAGCCGCCAACATCAAGAGGGAAGTTTTGGACGCCGGAAAGAATAGCAAAGTTAGCATCGCCTTTTCATAAGCATCCAGATGGAACACCGATGACCGGTGAAGAGGTGTTTGATAGATTGTGGGGCAAGGATGTTCCAGCATGGAGTTTGTCTCGATTATTGGAGATACTTCCCCCACTAATTCCACAGCAAGACAACCATCCTGACTTAGACTTGGAAATCTCAGTTGATAATGTATTTTGGTTTATACGGTACATAGAGCTGGGGTATGACTGCAAACATGAGGTTATGAAAGAAAACATTTTCGATGCAGTCATAAACATGATTGATTGGCTGATTGCCAACGGACACTTTAATAAAGAATACTACAATGAAAAAGATAATGTTCAACGATAAATACGGCTTAACTCAGGCTGTATTGGATGATCGGAAGACGCAAACCCGAAGAGTCATCAAATGTCCGAGAGAATTTAAAGGGGAATGGGTAGCCGGATTCAACATACATATACGTCAGTCCGATAAGAAAGTAGTTGGCTGGCCATGTATGTACGATGCAGACGAACGTGAGTTTGACGAAGGAGAAATCCTGCCACGATACAAGGTAGGCGAAATCGTAGCCGTTGCGCAGAGCTATGCTGACATAGGCATAGAGCCTTTCGCTTTTTGCGAAGCAGCTTGGCGCAATAAAATGTTTGTGAAAGCCGAACTGATGCCGTATCAGATTAAGATAACCAACGTCCGCATACAGCGATTGCAGGATATTTCTGATGAAGATTGCTTGGCAGAAGGTGTTGTGAAGATTGTACATAGTATTCCGACAAAAGCTCCTCAGTACATAACTGGGTATTATCCATCTATGTTATTGAAAGAAGCCGCCGATAAGCTCGGATGGGGACGTTCTTACTCTACTCCTCAATATGCCTATGCCGACCTCATTGACAAAGTGTCCGGCGAAGGCACATGGGAAAGTAATCCGTGGGTGTGGGTTTATGAATTTGAATTAATGAAATAATCATGAGCATTGCAGAAGATATTATAGACGGTTTGTGTTGCCAACTTTGTGGCGTGTACTTTGAAGAAGAACACGGTTACCCTGTTGTTTGCGAAAGCTGCTACAACGAACTATCAGAAGAAGAAAAGAAAGATTATCAATTAGCAACCCATAAAGAATTTTAATGTATTTATCATATGGATGCAAAAACATTCTTTACCAAGGTAGTTCTGATGCGCAAAGCACAGAAAGACTATTTCAAGTGTCGCACCCAACAAAACTTGCGGAAATGCAAGGCACTTGAAACGGAAATTGACGGAGAAATTGAACGTGTAAATAGTATTACCGGAGTTTCTTCCGTTTCCAAAGAACCCCGACAGACAAATTTATTCACTGATTAAATCATACAATATGAACTCAACTGTATTAAAAGAAATCATGGCATTCCTTTTCGGGCGCAAATATTATGCCAACATTGTAGCAACAAAAGGAACAACAAAGCAAGAAATCTGTTCTTACATTTTTGCAACAAAAGAAGCCGCCAATCGGCATCGACTGGAAATCGAAACAACTCTGTCATTCCGGTTTGTCGAAACAGTTTCTTTCCGTTCACGCCGGATATATTTCGATTCGTCTGTAAAAAGTTAAACCATAATAATCTGTGAATCATTCTATTTTCGTATTATGATTATCAAAAAACTAAAAACATGGTGGCAGTCACGTAACTACTATGTGATTGCCGATGGTAACGACAATTCAATCACGCTATCCAAACGCTTGTTTCTCCATATCAAAGGTAAGGCGAAAAAGGGCGATGCAGCCCAAGTGTTTGTTTTCAGAATTGCCGGACAAGATTCTTTCGGCTTCACCGTCAATCCAAATATCGGACAACCGACTCAACTATGCGATATTCAATATAATGACAAGTATAAGTGCATAGGCTTTGAAAGTCTGTGCCCGTCGGTCGGTCTTATGCTTTATGAGCATGGCTTACCCGGTGATAGTATAGTCAAACTGTCTGTGTCTATACATCATACAAGCAAAGGTCTCATCTATTATCAAATTGAAAAGCCCAATGGAAAGTATATTAGGAAATACAAGAAAGGCTGATATAGTATTCTATTCTTCGGGAAGAATAGACATTACATCTCATATAGCCAAGCAACTTCATCTCTCGCGAGGTGATGTCCTGGATATTATGAGTGAGAACGGAGAATTATATCTTTATGTCAGATACCGCTCACCAACCGGCGGTCGGCATGAAGCATGTGTGTTTCCATCCAATAGGCAAGGGAAACATTTCAGAGCCTCATCTAAAAGGCTGTGCTCCGCCATACTTGATGTGTCGGGTGTAACAGACAAGGCGAGATTATGCGTTGGAGAGCCTAAGGAAAGCCAATATCATGGCACATTGCTACCAATCATTACCAAACTCCTTTTGTAAGAAAGATATGATTAAAGAAATAAAATACAACGGGTATTCTGCCAACCCATCGGACTATGAGTGCGCCGATGGGGACTTGGCAACATCGATAGGTGTTATTCCTGAAAACGGTGCACTTAAACCCATATTGCCGCCATCCGAAGTATTACAATTCAAAGATGGTGATTCGGTTATGTATATTCATAAATCGGCTAACTTCAAGCACTATATCATCTTTAACAACAATTCTATCAGTTGGTGGAATGGTTCTGACGCACATCAGCCTGTTTTTCTTCGTTCATTTAATGAGGTATATCAGGTAACAGCTATTGGCAATACGCTTCTCATCTTGTCAACTGACGGTATGCATTATTTTCTCTGGAAAGGAAATAATGACGGATATTTATATCTTGGTACAAAAATACCTGAATGCCCACTTTCATTTGGGTTGCAGGGTGAAATGGTTCGGACAGATGAATTTTCAATATCATTTGATGCTATTAGTGAAGGCAGCATTTGGAATGAATTCTCTGATAACAATAAAACGCGAATTACAGACCAAGTACTTGCCCATATCAATAAATTTATTGCTGAAAGGTCTACAAATAAGGGCAAATTCATTTTTCCTTTCTTTGTAAGATACGCCTATCGGCTATACGATGGAACATTGACAATGCACTCGGCTCCGATTCTGATGATTGCTTCATCAGACCTTGCACCGCAAGTTTTTTGGACACACCTGACGGGAAAGGGAAAGTATACAGATGCGCAACTTCGAATATGTGGGATGATACACGACCTTGATTGTGCCGTTGTTCTTCAGTCTCGCCTTGATATGCTTAAAAATTGGAAAGATATAGTTCGATCTGTTGATGTGTTTGTTTCAAAACCTATTTATACTTATGACCAAAACGGAAAATGTACAAGATTTGCACAATCGGAAAACTATAATTCTTATTGTGTATGCAAACATATAAATCAAGCAGCTTCTACCTCCAAATTTCCAATTCGTTATCAACATCATACATTCAATAAACTATATGCCTTTACATTTGACCCCAACGGACTGACTTATCCAAGTGGACGTTTGATGATTCCTCGTAGAAGTATTGATGATGTAAAAGAGGATATTCGTTCAACATCGCAATTCTACCTGCTTGAAAGTCTCCGTATTGAACAACTTTCCACTACACGTACAAAACTGGTAATCGAAGAAGATTATCTACAGTCATTGGTAACACGAGAAGTTATGACAGATGATTATGACAGTCATGATAAATTGCTTCCACATTATTCGTTTGTTTATAATTCAAGACTTAACATCGCAAACATTCAAAAAGAATTGTATAACTTGTATAACACAGGAGCGATGATTACATATACCAACGGATATGTTGCTAATTTTGATGGAATGTCCCCTACTTATTTTGATGGAACAATGCCTGTTTCTGTATACTTCTATATCAAGCAGGATGGTCGGGACATAGTGGTCAATGGAGAATCTTATCAAGCGTCAATATTGGATCCGCCATTGCTGTTTTTGTTCTACCCTAATATAAACGCATACAAAGCAGTTATTGTGACGCATTATGGATTACCACAATATTATGAAGTGCCACTTGAACAGCACAAATTCCTTAACGGAGCTTTTTATTTTGCCGGTTGGGAAAATCCTCCGACAGGACTTAGTGATTATCCTACAGCAAGTCCCCGTGAACAGCGAATAATTGATTTACCGAACAAAATATACACATCGGAAATCAATAATCCATTTCACTTTCCGGTTCTCGGTATCAATACAATAGGTACTGGCACTATTCTTGGTATATCTTCGGCTGTAAAAGCTTTATCAGAGGGACAGTTCGGTCAGTTTCCACTTTATGCTTTTACATCAGAAGGTGTATGGGCCTTAGAAGTATCAAATACGGGATCATACTCAGCACGGCAACCTGTAACACGGGAGGTTTGTATAAATACGAACAGTATCACACAAATTGATAATGCAGTGCTGTTTGCCACCAATAGAGGTATTATGCTGATAAGTGGTTCTACTGTGCAGTGCATATCAGAAAGTTTAAATGCGGAAGATTTGTTTTCTATTTCTGATTTGCCAAGATCGGATAAACTTCTATCAGTTTATAATGGAAAAGCAAGCGAAAATGAACGAACGGCTCTTGACGATATTGCTATGATTCCGTTTTTTGATTTTCTTGCCGCTTGCCGGATGATATATGATTATACCAATCAGCATATCATTGTGTATAACCCGGCTGTACGCTATGCTTATGTGTTTTCGTTGAAGTCAAAGCTTTGGGGAATGATGCTGTCAGACATAGTGAACAATGTCAATTCGTATCCGGAAGCATTAGCAATGGCTGACGGAAACAGACTTGTGGATTTTTCTACATCATCTGCTGAAAACATAACGGCATTAGTGGTTACCCGCCCTTTCAAAATGGATGAGCCAGATGTGTTCAAGACAATAGATACCATCATTCAACGTGGATATTTTAAATCGGGACATGTAGTACAAGTACTGTACGGTTCGAATGATTTGTTTAATTGGCATACTGTATGGAGCAGTGCAGACAAATATATGCGTGGTTTCAGAGGAACACCGTACAAAGCATTTAGAATTGCACTCATTTGTACACTTGACAAATCCGAAAGCCTGTTAGGATTTAGCGTCCAGTTCAATCCACGTATGCTCAACAGACTACGATAAATGAAACATATAGGTCAGTTATTTTTAAGGTTATCAGATTGTTTATAAGGAGAAAGAGCCGGTATGCGTGATGCACTCCGGCTCTTGTCTATTCTTAAAACGGTTTTAGTTTTCGCCTTATCTTGCCTTTCCGTGAAACAAGGGAAGTCTGTATCTTGATTCGGATATTTCGGGCTTTATCTTCCCAGTTGGCTTGGCTGCCGGGATTTGTTATGCTCATCCAGTCGGCAAGGACCTTGCAGACCATATATTCGTGTATCAGATGTTTCAGCAACTTCACGGTAGACAATGAAAATTCCACAGGCAAAACAAGGGTTATGAGGTATTCTTCCGGCACGGTCATAACATTATCAAGGGGTTCCTGCTTATCGGAAATTTCTTCTTTCGTATAAGGAAACAACATTTCCACGCATTCAGAATGTACGAGGTTAAGTATTCTCGTAACTCTGTCCACATTACCGTCCTGACCGATGTCGAATACTTGATGTCTGGCGTGTTCATCTTCCGCTTGCATAATGTCGCCCTCTACAAAAGAATAATTCTCCGCATCGTAAAGCAGTTCTTCCCTTTTAAATACAAGTGTTACCGCTTTTGTTTTAGACTGGCTGTTTTGACAATATACCATAGGCTTGAACATCAATTAATCATAAGTCGGTCTTTCCGGACGGCTGCGTTTGTAGAGTGCACGCTTCACGTTTTCAAGACTCACTTCGGAGTGTTGTATATACGCATTGGCATCTTCCGGACTGGTTATGGCAAACCACTCTCCAAGTGCCATATCTACAAGATATGAATGTATGCCATTTCCCAGTGCGTCTGCCGAAGCGTTGTTATAGTTAGACGGAAGTAAAAACTCCAATGAAAGTTTACCGTTATTATCTATCTCTTCATTCATCAGGTTATCGCTTGTTGTATTATCCTCATTGAGATACTCTCCAAGCAGACTTTTTAAAGAGGAAAAGGCATTGGCCAACGAACGACGTATCTGATAGCTGTTTTCATCGTCATCACTTGCTTGCATATTGGATGCGACTTGATAGCTCTTGCCGGCCGCTTCTCGTGCCTGTCCCGTCAAATACGCTTTGTTCTGAATATCATAGACAAGTTCTTTGACCTGTTGTGTCACGGTTAATGTTTTCTTATTTTCTGCCATAATATTTTGAATTAATGATTATTCGTATGTCGGGCGCATGGGCTTTCTTTTGAAAAATGCCTTACGCATTATATCCTCCATATAGGTAGCAGCTTCCGTTGCATATCCGGCAGCTTCTTCCTTATTGGTAAACGTGTACCACTTTGCAGTGACATTCATCACGAAGAATGAAAACAAGCTACGCTGCATACTTTCTTTTAGAGCTTCATCGAATGAATTCGACAGCCCCAACGAAAGCCTGTATTCACTGTCAGCTTCCGTTTCGTCAAGAAGCATTTTCTTTAAACTGTTGCATATGGTATTCTTACTCTCGCACCAAAAACGTTCAAGCATGCTTTTATCCTCATCCGTCGTAAATATACGATCGTAGGCAAGCTCATCATCCATTTTCGCACCGGTGTACGATGTGGTCTTTGCTACCTCTTCATATACTTTTTCCTTATTGACCGTTAATATAATATCTATCATAATCAGAAATCAAACAAATTGTACGATAAACCTACACTAAGACATGGAGAAAATTGCGGCGTTTCTCTCAATGTTATTCCATATCCTACCTGCAGACTGATACTGAACTTTTTCTTCTTGGGTTTGGGATAATTACCTGTTACGGTCATTATATCACGCCCGGCAAAAAGTATCAGGCTGTCAAGTTGTGGATGAAAGCCACTTACATAAGCCCGATATGTGTCTGTTTCATACATCTTCTGCGTAATGGGGATTTCAACCGCAACACTGTCTTTGTCTTTATTTGGAGGTTTAGTCGTATCTGTTATGTCCGGAGACTGTTTCGTACTATCCGGTATTGTAGTAGGAAGAACCTGCGTGATGTATTTAATAACGGTACTATCCTTAGGCACAGGCTTGTAATAAGGTATGGTATCGAAAACAGTTATTCTTGTAGTATCATTTATAGGTAACTTTTTATTCGATATGCAAAAACGTACATTTAAAAACAGTGATGTGAAAAATAATACCACAAACAATATTGCTACAATATCTTTAAACCATTTTACCATACTTCTGAATATATCTGGTTATTGCCTCTACATGGGTTTTGACAATAGCTTGTCTGCCTTCTTCGGAACAAAGGTACAGGACATCATCCCTGTTATCCTGAAAAAAGTTTTCCGTAAGTACAGCCGGACATTTTGTCTTGCTCAAAATATAGAAGTTTTCTTCCCAGTCAGGATCGTCGTCAGAATTATCTTTGCGTATTCTTTGACTGATAAAGTTTTTTTCAGCTTCTTCATACAAGAAAGTTGCCAGTTTATCAGCCTTTGTCTTGCCTTTCGATGTATAAGCGCTCCATCCTCTTGCGTTCATCCATTCTGCACCGTTTCCGGCAGCATTGCAGTGGATAGAAACAAGAACCACATTGGCCGTTCCATATCGTCCGCAAACTTCGTTTACACGCCTTGCACGTTCTGATAGTGGAACATCTACTGTTTCCCGAACAATGCGTTCGGCATCATAACCTCTTGCGGAAAGTTCATGTGCTATTCTATCTGCAATTTCACGTGCATAAGCATATTCACGCAACGAACCGTCAGGGCTACGTTTTCCGGGAGTGTTTTCACCATGCCCGTTATCTATAAGAATTTTCATGAGTATATAATTTAACTGATTTATTGTATATAATTTCGTTTAAATATTGTATTCTTCCAGATTATGAATTCAACCGATAATAAAAATCCGTCTTTATGTTATCATACGCTAATTTTACATTAGTATAGGCTCTTGCGTTGTTCGCTCCATCCTCGTGGTAAATCTCATTCTCCACTACCTTTGCAACATCTTCAATCCAATCGCTGTTGCAGAAGTCAGAAAGAGGTCTGCCGTGATAAGTAAATGGGTCAAACCGGCTATTCCTATCATTATGTATCACTTGCAGGGATTTTCTTATCTTCAACGCTGTAGCTTCTTTGTCCGCAATGTGGTTTTCTTCACGCACGCGCTTAATAAGTCGGCAAACCTGTTCCACACTCAAATCAAAGGCAAAACCCGAAAGGTTGCGTATGCGTAGTTGTGTTTCAGTTCTCAATCCTTCCGATATGTCTTGCAACATATCATTCTGTGCGTTTGTCGTTTTCGCCAGTTCTTGCAGACTTGCTTTGTTGTCTTTCATCATTTGGTTGATTATTGACTTGAACCATTTGAAAATAGCAATCATCATTGCAGCCGAAAGAATCAGAAAGAATGCGGCCGTTACAGCCATCATTCCATGGTCGCTGATTCCTCTTGCGACTTCCATAGCCTGTTGTGCTTCATTCATAACCAGTGACAGATTAACCATCCGAGAATTGCTCCGGCTACTGTAAGACCAAAGTCAATCCAATCCCATCTACCGCCATACGCCTTGTCTTTATATTCCAAAGCGCCTGCTGTCAAAACTCCGGCATACATTGCGGTAAACCAACCAAATGCAAAAATGCCGATAATCAGTCCTCCTACGAGGTGTTTCCACCTGTTACTCATTCCGAGCCATTCAATCAACTTTTTCATCGTTATTACTTTTTAAATTAAATACCGTCCAATCCACTTCATCCTTTTCTTTCCACCCTTCCTGAACAGTCTTTATCACATAGGCGCACGCTGCTTGGGAGAACGCAATAAAATCATCTGCATTCTCGAAAGTATGATAGATGGGCGTACCATCTTCCTGTTCATTGATTTTTAGAATAAGCGGATAAGGAATCTTTTCACTACGTTCTATAGCGGAAAAGTTTAATTGGTTTTCGGGTGAAAGATATACCGCTTTCCCGTTCCAGACAAAGCCGTTTATAATCTTTTCCTCCGTAGCCGTGTTTATAGCGGACACAACAAGTTCCTTGACTTCGGAAAGTGTGGGTTTATGGTCGAATGTATGCCGGTACTCCCAGCCATTCTCACTATTCTCATCATCTTTCCCGAAGCCATAAAACAGTATCCACTTGGAGCGTCCTGTACGTACAAGACAATCCTGCCGCTTCTTTGTGCCGTAAATCTTTTCCATTGCATGAATTTTGATTTACGACAAAAGTAGCGGATACCGAGCGGATTAGTATGTTATCTTTTTCCCGTCAGGTAAAATTGTATTTTCGTTTGCCTCCGTCAAACATTTCACATTTGAGAACTGTTTCAAATGGAAAGCCGTCCTCAATATCGCTTATTTGGTCAAGAATGCCTTTCATCTCAACCGATGCAGTAAAGAACTTTCCCCATTCTTGAGTCCTGGGATTGCGGAACGATACCAGATAACGGTCTTCCCCTTCTTTGGTGTCTATTCCTGTTTCAAAATCATGTATCTCAATTGGAATATTTACGATGTCGCTCAAACGCATAACCTTGCCGGGAAAGCGTTTTTTTCCATCTGCTGGAGTGTACGTAACACCCATTTCGGAAAATTTCTTCATGTTGTTCTTGGTAAGTATATAAAATAAATGTTTGCAATCTGCATGGCAGGCCATACCCTTGAATGAACCAATTATTTGCTGTCTCCGTTTCCGTGATTTAATCTTGGAAAGTTTTCGGGCTGCATTTACTTTTGTCCGTTTTCGTAGCAATGTATAGTCGCCGTAGTTGACAAAGCCAAGGGCATCCATACCGGAGGATATTGGAGCCACTTTTTCGCTTGGTTTTATTGTCAGCCCTATTTGAGCTGCTTCATAGTGTAGTTTGTCCCGCAATTTCCACAAATCACGTTTACTCTCACCGAGAATAAAGATGTCATCACAAAAACGGAAGTAATGTTTTGCACCATATTCATCAATCATCCGGTGATCAATATCATTATGGTAAAGGTTTCCAAAGAATTGTGAGGAACGCAGTCCTTTGCTTATGCCATGCTTCCCGTTGGGATATAGTGCTTTGACAAAATTTTCAAGAATAGGCAATAAGACAGGGTCTCCGACATATCGCCTGATTGTGGAGATTAATATATCATGGTCGATACTGTCATAATATCCTTTATAATCGCTTTGATAATAATAGTGTATATTGGGGTTCTCTGCCAATGTATCCTGTACCTGATGGAACAAACCATGCGGTCCGCGTCCTTGTATGGATGCAGCCGTTGTTTCTATCAATAGGGGTGAAAGATGCTTTTCCAACGGCTCCATAATCGCATTGCTTCCAATACGCTCTATGACTGACGGGGCTTGCACAATTCTTACTTTCGGTCCGTCATCCACAGTAAACGACTTGAGGTTCTTTATACGGAATGTGCCGTTACCTATCTGTTCTTTCAGCTCATCAAGTATCTTATGCTTGTTTTTTACATAACGGGCCATTCTTGGTGAACATTCAATACCATCTATTACAGCTATCTCTCTTTGCCGATTCCCGCTTCGGGTATCTGCACTTCTCAGATTTGCCATGACACGTTTGAATGACCTTTCCAAATTCTCATCGGATATAATCTCCGGTATGAGATTATATAACGGATAACAGACCGCAGGTGCAGCTACGGCCGGTTGGAATAAATCGTATATATCGCTGACCGCCTTCCGGTCTCGTGGGGAGTGGTCCAACCTCTCCCCACATGTGGTTAAAGATATGTTCCGGCTTTCCATTAATAAATATATATTATCATGCTGTTGCCGAGGCTCGAATCCCTCGGAGAATGGCGGTGGTAATCTCGTACCTGTGCAGGGTCTCCGATTAATTTAACCAACAGAATTTCAGACGCGCCCCGTAGTTCGTGTTCGAGTTCGATGAAGCGTTGTTCGCGTTCGCATAAGCGAGACCGCTGTTCGCATTCGAGTTGTTGCCGGACCGCAAAACACAACGGCGCGAGGGATTGTCCGCCTTTTATTTTTTTAAAGAGTTATGCTTCCTAAACCGGAAATACTCAAAGACGCCTTCATACCCATGGCCTTAAACACTCGCGCAATGGTGGAAAGGGTCAGATTACGTCCGCTTTCTATCTTGGATACTTGTGAACGCTGTACACCGATTTTTTGTGCCAATTCCTCTTGGGTCATGTTTTGGGATTTACGGGCTTTTTTTATGGCTTCCCCAATCAAAAATGATTGCAATTCAGCTTCATACTTATCTCTGTGCGGTGTACCGACCTCACCTATATGTTTATCCTTAACTTCATCAAGGGTATAAAATTTAATTGCTTCCATATACTTATTTTTTTGAGTTGAAATATAATATTCTGACGGCTTCCGCCTTGTTAATCTCTTTGCGTGGGGTCTTTTGTGTTTTCTTCACAAATCCATGCGTGGCAATGACCAACGTTTCCGCGTCGGTGTCCCAAAAAGCCAACAGACGATATTGAATACCTTTATACAGGGTGCGAAACTCCCAAATGTCAGTATCATCTAATTTCTTGAATAAATCTTTGTCCATATAACCATTGGCTACCTTATCTACATTATAGATAATTTTATCCTTAACGTCTTGGCGCAGAGTGTCAAGAAATGCATCGGCTTCACTCGACATTATTACTTTGAATCTCGTTTTCAATTCCATATCTTATATCATTCACAATGCAAATATAGTGAAAATGTTCTATATATGGAACGTTTTACAGACAAAAATACAACCATATAAAAATTAGTTTCAAAAATCGACTCGCTTACGCGAGAAAAAGAAAGAGGGAGCAGCCTACGGCTCTCCCTCCAACGCTTTTTTCGAAATCACGAGGTCCGCTCTATTCAATTATAACGAATTTTCCGCGGAAGGCCAGACGCGCCCCGTAGCCCGCGCTCGAGCTCGATGAAGCGTGGTTCGCGCTCGCATAAGCGAGACCGCTGCTCGCAAACGAGTAGTGGCCGGACCGCAAAACACAACGGCCTCTGCTGCCACTTATCCAAAACCCTGCTGCATAATGTGTTACATACATACTTGTATCTCCCTTGTGTACTCTGCTGGGCAATACATCGCACTTGGCACCATGTACTATGCGCACGACACAATTTCCATTGGAAGCGTCAACTGTTTTAACAGTCCGTTCGGTTTTGTTTACGGGGTCATAAATATGCGCTGTATAATCTATTGGATATGAACTGTCGTTCTCCGTGCATTTTGCCTTGTAGAACGCTTCATAGCTCGGCACATTAAAAGCGATATAGTCCATCCATTCTGAATCACAACCCACATAATGCTTCAATCCAAGTATGGAGTTGAGCGTATTGCCGGTATTATTGCTGTCAGCCATGCCAATGGAATCCAGTTTATTCAGAATGCTGTCATGTCCGCCATTGCCCACAACCGACTGTTCGTTGGCTGTTCCGCTCAAAGCCCACCATAGATTGCTAATCTCTTTATGCTGTTCGTAATCCTGCAACTGATAGCCGACTCCACGTAAGCGGCAGATGTTTTGGAAATCCTTTGCCGTGTAATTCAAACCGCCGATAGGCATCTCAATAGGATTACCCTCACTGTCGTATTTCCATTCGTTAGATGTAACGGACGTTCCGTTGCCTTTCTTGGAACGTATATCACCGGAAAGGCTGCGTGGCATCTTCAAACCGTCAACGGTAATAGGATATACACCGACCAGACTGTCGTTGTCGCCAACCGTGTGTTCGGTCCATTCGGGTTCTATGGCTTCAATACTGCTGCTGTCTACAACAAGGCACTCTATGTCGCCAATGTCACGGAAAGAAGTGAAATAAAACCATTTTGCACCGTTAGGTATGTCACAGAACACATAATCACCGATGTTGAAGTCAAAATAGGTATGGCTTACAGACATGATGAACGTACTGAGCACACGGTTGTTTTCATCAGTGAACACGCCTCCAAGCCGGGCATGGTTCAGACCGGGCCATCTTACCTGCTTCATTCCTCTCACATCCATCTTGTAGCTATTCGTATTGGATGCGGTGGTTATGACATCCTCGCCTATGACTTCACCGACAACGGCATCAATCGCATACACTCCGGTATTTTCCATATATAGCAATTCCGACAACAGGGATTTTCTGCTATGCAATGCAGTTGAGAGCGGTTCGGTCTCTGTTATAGAAGGGAAAAAATACTTTACTTGGTTCTTGTAGTCGTTCACTCCCTTGTACCAATGGTGCGGAGCATGCCAGAATATATCAAAGCCCTCTCCGGCGGTGTCCGTTATGTCAAAGCTGCTGCCGTTTTTCAGGTAGTTGAAATCCGTATCGCTTAACTGCACGCCTTCCATCTGGTTTTTCTTCGTGTTGAACGAGCATTTATAGGCATGGCATCCTTTCTTGATGGCAAGGGTATGCCCACTTGGAATATATGTGTTGCCATAATCCGCCCCCGTCTTGTTTTCGGGATTGCTATACTTCTCACACGAATCATTGTCTACCGTATCGCTAATTTTCACAATAGAGAACTGCGAATTATGAAGTTCAAGTTGGGGAAAATACCGGACAAGCTCTTCGATTTCGTTCTGCTCTATCAGTTCGACCAATATCCACCGTCCGGTTATTCCGCTACACTGTCCTTTTTCATCGTACGCATTACCATTCGCATCCAATCCTATAGCCCCACCGTTTTTTATGGAACGAAGCATTTCAACACTCGCCGTAGCATTTACGTTGGGAATACGGACGGTTTTCAATTCACTTGCATTGACCACCTGTTCCAACAGAGTCATCGTATCAATATACGGACATTCATTCACGAATATTTTTGTAACCTTACTGACACCACCAAGAGAAAGCCCGCCGGGATAAGTCAGATTAGGCAGATTGTTCAATACAAGTTCAGTGATAGTACCGGGCAGGGCAAGCGTACTTATCGGAGAAGTTTCAGCAAACGTTATTGCAGACAAAGAAGTATTATCGGCATGCACAGTCTCCATTCGTGGACACTTTGAGCAATTGACGGTTATAATTTCCGTGTTTCGAATATCCAATGTAGTGAGAAACGGCATGTCTCCTAAATCCAAATTGGTAAGAAATCCGGTGTTTCCGGGCGACATTTTCCATTCCTTATGATTTTCACTGCCGAGATACAGTTCCTGCAGCAACGACATTTTTGAAAGGGTATTCCCGAATTGAGGGTCAATGCTTACTTCACTCAAATCTATCATGCTCATGCGGTCTGCCTGATATATGTACAGCATGATGTTTTCCCCATGCTGGAAATCTGCGAATGTACCGCTTTCCCCTGCCTTCAGAAAGATTCCCTGTGTAATGTTTCCACTATCGTTACCGATACCGAAATACCCGCTCTTGGCCGCTTTGAATCTGATGACTGCACCTTCTTTTGCACCGATACGTCCGCCAATGTAACCGCTTTCCGCCTTGAAATCCCCACAGCGGTAGTATCCGTCACGGATGCGCCAGCGTTGTTCTATAAATGCGGGAAGAGATGTCAGTCCCAGTCCTTGCAATGCATAGAAATAGAGGTCGTTGTATCCTGTATATTTGATATACTTCCGTTCTCCGTCATAACTTGAAACAACCTTAGGCCATTTTTTCATTATCTGTTTTACAAAATAATAGTCAGCTCCCTTGGGAGAAAACGGTCCGGCACCGATTCCAAGTGTATCGGGAAGCGAACGCATCGTATCTGCTATTGCAGGCAATGTAATTGTATTGGCATTTTGGTCTACATCCATAGTCTGCTGACCACGTATATCATTCCAAAGCACGCTTCCTCTTCCGGCGTATGCACTGTTTGTCAGATCACCGGGGTCAACTTCCGGGTCAATGGTTTGCCCGCCGTCATTATCCTTACCGTTGCAGGTATCACAGTCATAAACTTTATTAAGGTACATTCTTCGCGCTTCCATACCGTTTGCTCCGCTATAAACACCGTCCTTGACGCTACAGCCGTCTTCAAGGAAGAACATCGGTTGCATGTTTTTCGCCTGTTGGTCGACAGCGGCAAGATAATCGGTGAAAAGATAATAGGAAACCAACGAGTATGGATTGATGTATTTCCACATCTGTGTCTTCCAAATTTCCTGCCATTTCCCTGCGAGCTCTTCCTTGGCATAATCGCAACTGTCGCAGAATTTCAGTACTTGGTACAGGTCGAACGGTACTTTCCGTCCCATGGCCAGGTCTATCTGTAACTGGTCATCGTCAATCATGCACTCGAAGTAACGTGTCCACATCGGGTAGGTTTCCTGTCCGAGTTTGAGTTTCGTTACCCACGAGGACTCTGCGGTAGTAGGTTCCATCATGTCTTCAACGCTGCCAACCCCTTGCCACCAGTTCATTCCATCATATGTGAGCAATTCGTAACCGCTTACCGGATTAAGGACCTTGCCTGTAATCTTCCACTTGCCGTTTTCCTGCTTCATCTCTCCGGCTTGTCGCGTCCACTCTCCCCGTTCGTATGACATAAACCGGTAGTCCTGCCCGCAATATAGGGAAAGAAGATAAAGCTTTTCTTTATCGGTGGTAATATCATTCTTGAAACGTGTTTCTATCTGGTCGATGCTTTCGCCCTTTTGTCCGAAATATTCCACAAAATCTCCATAGTTCACGCAGCCTTTATTGTAACCGGGAGTATCTTTAAACCCAAGCGCAACCTGTTCTCCCTTATCCTCCTTCCAGTTCCCTTTTGCATGAAACCATGCGTCTGTCAAGCTTTCCTGTGTAGCACGGAATGCGGCAATGGGATGATTGGCTGTCGAGTGATTCATTTCCAATCCCTTTAATGATATGTCACTCTTTGCCCAAGTTCCATCAAATGAACGCTGTGCGGGAGTCAGGTAATTACTTCCGAGTGCACGAAATGTGGCGTTCATCAAACCGCACACACCGCAGTCGTTGGCATTGGAGCTGTCGGAATAATCCACTTTCACCGTTATTATTTTTACCGGAATAGAATCTTCGCCTACACGGACATAACCTATTCTCATCAGTTTATATGATATTTGAGCATCTTCACTGTCATAATCCGGATAAATAGGAGTTACCTCCCAGCCATCATTCTTTTGAAGATAGAAACGGTCGTTCTTGATAGGCCGTTTTGCCGAAGTGGTTCCCTGCCTGCGCCATTGCACATTGATAGCCTTAAAACTTCTCCACGGCATAGTCGGATGATAATAGAACAACGTACATTTGAACTTCTTGCTTGTATCAATATCACCGTCAAACGTGTCAAAGGTTTGCTGGTCTGACACGACCACATAATAAGGTATGCCTTTTGCGGAAAGGGCTTCTATTGTCGGACGGTTCTGTGTATCAAGCACATTCTCCGCCTCATACTCCTGTATCATTGCTGAAGTATCAGTCAACTTGCACAAATAGTTTCTAAAAGCTTGCGCCCATTCATAATGACTGTTGTAGGCAAGTACATAATACAAATACAGGTCTCCTTCCGTTCCGTCAAATGTTATGGTTTTTGAATTAAGGATAGCACCGCTATTACTGATATATCCTATACAGCCGACCTCTTCACCATTCAAATACAGTTTGATACAGGAATAATTGCTTCCCCCACGTGATACATAAACGGTAGATGGTTCTACAACTACGGCCATGGTAATTTTTTCACCTTGTCGGAATGAACGTTCCACCAAAGCCGGTTGTCCGGCCTTGCAGTATATTGCAGCTTTATTTCCACAGACATAGAAACCGGCTCCGCTATCAGGGGCATAGCATTCTATCAGCTTTGAATCAGCCTCCTTGATATTTTTGGTGGCAAAGGCAAATTGGATGGCACATCCGCTCGTAGTTTCCACTGATGCGTTTCCAAAAGGATGGTAATCCAATATTTCAGCTGTTACATTTTCTGCAATACGCAAAGAACGCTCCTTAAGAAAGTCTACAAATCCGTTGCTTGACCAGTTTGCACCTCTTACATCCATTGTCACTCCGTTATGTGTGATAGTATGGTCGCTCTCACTGTTGCTACGTGTAGAAAAATCATATCCGAACAAAGCACCGTCCTTGATCGCTATATCAATGGCACTCCCTTTTATCGTAACCTTGATTTCATTGGTGGATACACCGCCACTTTCTGCATGTACGGTGATACTTTGGCTTCCGTCCGTACTATATCCGCTTATCTGCTTGTTCACTGTAACCGTTTCGGCAATCATTGCTTCCACAGCTGTAACTTTCTCCTCGCTGTAGAAAACATCTACATGCGTTTCAGTCCTGCCGGGAGTGTACGCAGCCACCTCTACGGTAAGGTTGTCATATAAACGTAACGTGCCGTTGTTCTTGTCATTGAACCTGATGGCGACGATGGGAGTATTACTGTTTTCGTCCACACACATGATAGCGGAATAGATGGTGTTTCCCTTTACTCCGGATTTTTTCTCCGTACCGTATATTCGTACAGGATATGCGCCATGCGAAAGTCTTTCTCCGCCACCGAATACATTTGTTGGATTGACAGAGATGCCTTTGGTATAACTGTCGCTTACCGTTGCTTCACCAAGTTTCTTCCATTCTCCATTATAGAACATCTCCACTACTGCAAGAATGGATGAAGTGTTATTAGGGAATTTATAGAATTGTCCGATATTTTTTGCCGGACCACCTGCAACAAGGATAGTATCACTTGTGTAATTCAAAGCCATGGGTTGTTCTACGGTAATGTCCACAGCCATAATGGTAATGGCTTTTTTCTTGGTATTTCCATCCGAATCTGTAGCTTGCACAAAGAAGCTTTTGCTGGCGGCACTGCTGAAATAACTTGTGAAGTCAAGTTCAAACTTGTAATCGGTCGCACTTGCAGAGCCTACAGTGTTCATATCCTCACTGGATAATGTCAGTCCGGTGCTTGCATCAATAATAGTGATGTTACGAATGACACCAAGCACCTCGTTACCATCAGGATAGCTGACACTACGCAAAGCTACATTGATTTTTATCTCTGAGCCGAATGCCATAATAGGAGCGGCTTCCTCGAAGTAGATAGACAATGTACTATCCTCACTGGAGCCGCCACCACCTCCATTTTTGGGTATTTTAAGCACAATATCCTCTATCTGTCCGCCATTCAGATTGGTGGCTTTGTAGTAAATGTAGTCTTCATCACTTTCTTCATCAAATCCGCCGATAGCTTTCTCCTGCATTATGTATGCCCCGCCTGTGGAAAGGGCATCTTTTCCTCCCTCTGCCGGTTTGTCGGATGTTTCCACCTTGCTTCCGCCACTGCCGAATGCTACCCACGGTTTCAGATCATCAGGGCTGATGTCACTCTTATCGCGTGTGAACTGATAGGCAAGCCATACAGGTGCGCCATTTTTATCACTTTCCGCAGTCTTGAATGTAAGGACGATACCGCTTTTCAAATAAGAGAACCCGCTTTCTTTCTCAAGGTCAACAACAGCTTTTATGGCTGTTCCCAAAGTATATTCTCTATCTCCGCAAAGGTCGTTCACGTTGATGGTGTTGCCTACGTTTCCACCACCGGAAGTCCCGAAATCCGTCCAGTTGCTTTCTTTACTCCAATCAGAGGTATTTGTCCATTGTTTTGAAACCCATCCGGCTTCTGTAAGGAATATCAAGACAACACCCGGAATCTGCAAAGCAGAAGCATATTCAGAAGTCGCACACCTGTCAAGTGCTACGGAAAATGTTATCTCCCTATCTGAAAGGTCAAACAGATGATTGACATTCACAACGCTACGCGATACGACTTGTTTATTGAGTGAAAGTATTGCCTTCTTGTTTTCTTCGACCTGCTTCATATCTTCCTGTAACTTCGCACCTTCATCACCGGGGAATGCAGTAGAGCTTGTATGTCCGAGAGCAAGGTCGGAGCCAATTGAAGTCAGTTGCTTACCGCTCCAACGATAACTTTTTCCATCTTCTTCACATAGAAAGACTTTGCCGGAAGAGGGTATTCGCCCGTTTGTACTTGCCGTACCGAAAACATCTGCATCCAACCAGTTGTTATAATAAGTAGCAGTCTCGGATTCTCCGATTGTCGGAACGTATGCAAGCACAAAGCAACCATGTTCCTTATCATATACAACTTTACAACCCTCATCGTTGGAATTTTTGTCTATGGATTCATTTTTTACAGTAATGCCTACGGAAATGCCATAAAAATCTACCACGTCATCAATGTATCCGGGCAAATGTCGGCTCGGTACTTTCCCTTGTTCGTCAAGAGGGGCGATTCCTCCGTTTTCACCTTTTGATTCTTTGAAAGAGTTCAGTTGGCTTCCAACTTCATTCGCCTTGTTGTTTGCCTTGTTTGCGGTATCCTTGGTTGTGTTTACTTGGTCTTGCAACGAGTTGACACTATCACCAAGCGTGGTGAGGTTGGTGTCTTGCGCTTTGTTGCGGGCTTCTATATCCGTAATGTCGTCCTGCAGTTTGGTAATATCCTCCTGCAGTTTTTCTACGGCTTCGTTATACTGACCGCTGTCTATGGTCGGGTTGCCTCCACTCTGTCCGGTCGGAACCCATTCTCCGCCATCGCCCACATATATGGGAGCCGGTAAGGAAACACCCACAAGTGCCCACCATCCGTCATGTGGTAAAGGATAAGCCGCTTTCAGTTTTTCGATGGTTGTGAACAGTCCTTTGCTCACCCCCTTGATATTTTTTGCCTCAAGCCAGCCGTCCACTATTACGTTTCCTTTCAAGTGGGTCTTTCCCTGAACGGTCGCGTCACCACCTATCGCTGTATTGCGACCAACGGAGACATCACCGTCTATATGTTTTGATTCGTAACTCATATTAATACAGATTTAGCCAATTCGTTCAATGCGGCACTTTTTTCCGTATCGCCGAATGTCGTTAATACTAATGCAGCTATGGTATATATCACAGCATCATAACATTTCTCACAGATTTCTACCGCACCATATTTGTCTATTTTCGGGTAAGGCAGATATACAGCACGGCTCACTTTCGCTTCTGTCGTTTTGCAAGAATAAAATTCCATCACTCTTCCTTCCGGCCGTATGGATATGGCGCATACAGGCCGTTGACATGTTCCCCTTATGCCTTTAAATCGGGAAGACTGTTTTTCATATTCAGGGTCATCGGTGTTTATGGGATTAAATACCGCACGCTCCCAATCGTTCATTTGAAAAACGACAAAACGCATGAAATCTTCCGGCAGTAATATCCATCCGCTTTCATGCTCTTTCCAATATATGGCATCACCGAAGTTGTGTCCGCCGTCAAGCAAATAGGACGGTGCAGAGCTGTGCACACGCTTTACTGCTTCCAAAATCTTTGATGCAATGATGTCGTCAAGTGCAAGAGTGTCCACATCGCCTATAATCTTCAACGTATCGCTGTTCATGTTTTGGTCCAGGGCGGTGCGTACATCCTCCTGTATTTTGTTCTTCTGATATACAGCCATAAGCCCTTATCTTTATTCCAGACCTTCAAACTCAATTCCGTTTGCTGCTGCCTGCTCCATGATTGCCTTGGTCGAGCGCATGGAAGTGCGGCTGATACCGAAAGTGTCTGCAAGGTAATCTTTTGCACTTGCAATGTCGCTTACTTTGACTTTGCGAGATGTCGTATTGTTATCCCCTGCGTCTTCTTGCGGCATTTCGTCCTGTCTGCCGGTTTCGTTGGCAGGCGTGTCTTCACCATTGTGCGTACTTTCGGCATGAAGTTTTTCAGATGAACCGTTTTTAGACGCTTTTCCGGCTGTTTCTACTGTCTCGGATTGCCCGTGCACAGAATGAAGTTTGAACAGTTTGCCAAACTTGTAATGGTTCTCTACAGACTTCTGTATGTCCTCGTTGTCGGTAGTGAATACACTGCTTCCGTTTGACAATGGAACGAATGCGATATGCAGGTTCTTCTTGCTCGGAAGTACCACATTAATACTGATATTGGTATTCGCCTTGTAGGTTTTCGTAATCATATTCTTAAAAGTAAAAAGGGGACGGGACACCTTATCCCATCCCCGGTAATTAATAATTCTTTATGAACTCTTTATTATGCCGCATTTAAATCTTGGGCGGGTGCTTTAGCCAGTCTCATACGTGCATGTGCCTTTGCATAGCGCAGATACAGGCAGCTCACCTCTTGGATAACTACCGCATCGGTACGGCGGATACCGGCCTTTTGCAAGTCGAGTACGTTACGTGCCCAAGACACATGTGTTTTTTTGGAAAGATATTCCGGATCCATTGCAAAGCCGCAATCACTCATTCCGTTTACATCGAACAGTTCATGATGTATGGTCAATACTTCTCCGAAATCAGTATCCCAAGATTTGAATTTCAAGTTCCATACCTCCACGGTATCTTTCAAGCGGAATTTTTCGCTCTTTATCTTGGAGAATGCAGAGAGCATATCACTTCCACAGAATAAAATCTTACGCTTGTTACCGATGCCGGTACCAACAAAAAGGTCTTTGGTAATATCCACAAGGTTTTCATCGGTAATTATGGCGCATTTCTTGTCAGTATCCCATTCGCCCACCTCGATGTCCTTTCCGGCCATCCACCAGATACCACCTGTAAACCAAGTGTTCATGCCGTCCTTTGCAATGTGCTTGATAACCTGCTTCACACCGAACAGATAAGTATTTTCCATTGCGAGGCGCATATCATATACACCGTCTTCTTCAATGTCTGAGAAATTCCAGTTCACTTCTTTGGCGGCAATCTTGTCAAAAGTTGATTGCTCTACCTGAATCATGAAGTTCTGACAATACTGGGTTTCAGGCATAGGGATATTATTGAATCGTCCTGTCTGAACATCCAATTCCCCACATGCTTTTCCCATGCGTACAAGCGTTGTTCCTTGTGGAATTTCCGGAACAAGAATCGGCTGTTTGCTTGAATCATCCATTTTGCCATTTACGGCATACACTGTAGGAAGATTTGTTGAGCTGTCCTTTCCACACACACAAAGCACGAGGTCCGGAACGTTGCTGTCATCTTCCGTATATTTCGTTCCGTCCGGTTTGGTGATGGCGCTGACACCGACTACCCTAATGGTATCATCCAACGTGAACATATTCAAATCATCTACCGGCAACGACACGCTCGCACCGCTGAGCATAGCTTCCAGCTTTTTGTTGGTACTGCATTTGATTTCACGTGTACCCACGCTGTAATACTTCACTTCAAATGAATTGGTGGAGCTTGATTTTGCATAACGGCTGATTTGGTCAATTGGAGTAGCCATCGGACGGATTTTCACGATGCGTTTGTCCACATCACTCAAATAGAAATTTGGGTCGCCGGTTTCACGCCCTCCTGTTTCAGTGGAAATACCGTCTGTTCCACCCGTACCGTCCGCACCGGCTGTTGTTTTACCCGCATCAGGCAGGTTCGATGCTTCTGCCATCATGACACCGCTTGATGCACCCGTCACAAACGCCAATATCATCAGCGTAATGCGACAAAAGAAACTCATTGTTTTCTTCATTGCTCGAAATTTTAAAAGTTAAAAATGTAATTGGTTTATATTTATCTGTTTATCGCCTTGCGTTTTTCACCACCACGTTCCCAAATGTTCTGTGTACCATCATAACGCCCGATTGCACCGAGGTCAGGCATCTGCCGTGAACCGCCACTGCCGCCACCGTTTTTACCGGCAAGGTCGGCTGTACCGTCATTTTTGCCTGCTTTGCGTAGTTTTTCTTCAATCTTGCTGTTGCGCCCCTTTACTTCACCCTCGTGTCCGGCAGCTTCCACATCGCTGTCGTGCCTGATTGCTTTTATGGCCATTTCTATACTTTCACGTGTAAACTTACCCATGATTCCGTCACGTACAATGCCTACAAGGAAATCCATTGCGCTGTCGATGTCCTCATCCGGCAGTCCTTCTTCCTGTTGCATGGTTTCAAGGGTGGTCAGGGTTTCGTCGAGGTTCTTCTGATACTCTCCCTCGTACTCTTTCTCTTGGGCGATTCGTTCCGCAAATTCCTTGTTGGCGGCTGCAAGTGCCTCCTGCTTTTCGGGGTCTTCAAGTGCGGCCTTGAAATCATCCCCGAATTTGCGCACCATACCGATGATAGGGTCTTCGCCTTTTCTCCAGTCAGTAAGGAAAGCGGCACTTTGCGGGTTGCTTGCAAACAGGTCGGACAGTGCTTTTTCACGTTCCTTGTAACCGGACAATTCCTTGTCGTAACCATCGTAATCGTCATTGATTTGACCGAATAACGCTTCATCATCGGCAAATTCTCTGTCCGGATACTTTGCTTTCAATCGCTCTGTGTATCGCTCGCGATTGCTCTTAACTTCCGTATTATTAGGCATAATTCAAAAATTTAATTTATAGTCAGATTCTACAAGACAAAAATAGGCAGGGAAAGCAGGATGTCATGTTTATCTTTTTACGCTCCTATTGGTAACTTTGGTACTATAACGGGAAGAAAAATGAAGCATAAAGGAGCAGTTATGGAATACTCTATGGAGCGTATGAACGACTTGATGAGAGCATACGATGAATACATTTCATCGTGTGATTATATCCGTATGCCTGAAGTGTATAAAGTAATTGTAAACATGCCGTCCCGGAGGTTTTGGGTCAGCGATATTCGTGCAGCATTGGTCGTTTCCGCCATGATGAGGGGTGAGAACGATTTAAGCGGTATGTGGCCGTTGAAGAAAGAAATGTATGAGGAGATTCATACAAGGGTTGTCGCTCTCAAATCAGAATACCCGGAACTTACCATTTCTGAGCTGTGTGCTAAAGTGATTGCTCAACCCGCACCGAAATTCTACCTCACGCCGGGTAGTGCCAAGATGATGATATGCAAGGCTAAAAAACGATGGATGCAAGAAAAGTTGAGAAGATTACGGCTCTCCTGATTTCTGCCATGATTGTGTGTTTGTCATTTTCAGGAGAATGGGATTGGCAAACTGTCGGCATTTACGCTGGAAGTAATATGCCAGGACGCTTGCTGTATCCGTTTTTCCATACGAATATGTTTCATGCCTTGCTCAATTCATGGTGTTTATTATCGATTATTTTCATTTACGATATTGGGATAGGAAGATTGCTGTCAGCCTATATGATTGCCGTTACAGTTCCAGTTGATACCCTTGGATATTTCACGACAATGGATTCGCCAACGGTAGGATTGTCCGGATTGGTTTTCGCCCTGTTTGGTTCAATATCGTTTGAGGTATTACGTAAACGGTATTATCAGTTATGGATGCTGTTTTACCTTGTGGCAGGCTTCCTGTTTCCGGGCATAAATGCCGTATTGCATCTTTGGTGTTATGTATTGGGACTCATCATGGCTCTGCTAAACAAGCCTGTTAAAATCATGCACCATGAAAGATAAGGCCATCAAGGACATATTGACAGAGAATGAACGCCGCAATGCGATTGTATATGCAAAGTTCAATCCAATTACCGGAGAAGGTTCTGTCGGTAAACGTGTAAAGTGTACCATCAGTGACTTTCCTATACATACCCAGTGGTTACCGGAACGTATCATGAAAGTACCGCTTGTACGCCAACTCATCGAAGCCGGTTCTATTTCCAAATTCCTCACGGACTACATGGGCGTGGAAGACAATCAGGATGATCGCTTGAAGGTCATAGAGCAGTTTGTACGAATACGCAGCCGCGAGGATTTTCCGTTTTGGGCGGCAACATTTGTCTATATCAAGGCCAAAGGCGGTGGTGAGGATGTCCTGTTTCGTCTGACAAGACCTCAACGGCGTTTTGTGGATCGGCTTGAGAAATTGCGTATTGCAGGGAAACCGATACGCATCATCCTGCTTAAAGCACGGCAATGGGGTGGTTCCACCACTTCACAGCTTTATATGGCATGGTTGCAGTTGCTTCACAAAACCGGCTTAAACTCACTTATCATTGCACATCAGGGCGCAGGCTCCGATGAAATCAAGGATATGTTCGACCGGATGATTAAAAGTTATCCTGTCGAAATGCTCTATAAAATTGATGAAGCCTACAATGAGAACGAGCCGAAGATTGTAGGAGTGGGAAAATCGGGAAGTATATCGCGCATTCCGCAGCGTAACTGCAAAATCAAGATTGGTACGGCTGAACGCCCGGATTCGTGTCGTGGCGGTGATTACAATCTTGTGCATCTCTCCGAAGTGGGAATATGGAAGGCTACGGAGGGAAAGAAACCGGAAGACATTGTGCGCTCCGCCTGTTCGGGTATTCTCCTCAAGCCCTACACCATGATTGTTTATGAAAGCACAGCAAATGGCACCGGGAACTTCTTTCATCGCGAATATACTGCCGCAAAAGAAGGGAAATCCCAGTTCGAGGCAATGTTCGTTTCATGGTTCGACATCGAGCAATATACACTCGCTTTTGATTCGGACAAAGAAAAATGGGATTTTGCAGAATGGCTTTATCAGAATCGGGACAATGAAAATACAGATTCCGAACGTGAGGAATGCGGTAAGTATCTTTGGTCGCTGTGGGAAAAAGGTGCTACGCTCGAAGCTATCCATTGGTACATAGCCGAACGCAGGAAGTACAATGACCATGGGCAGATGGCTGCCGAATTTCCGTCTGATGATGTGGAAGCCTTCGTACATTCGGGAGCACGTGTGTTCGACAAATACAAGGTCGATGCAATGCGTAAGACCTGCAAGAAACCTAAATATGTCGGTGAAGTCTGTGCCGATGCGGATGAGGGCAAGAACGCTTTGCAGAACTTGCGTTTTGTGAAAGACAAACAGGGATTGTTGCATATTTGGGAGTTGCCGGAAACAGATGAAAAGGAAGTTGTTACAAATCGTTACCTCACGATTGTCGATGTGGGTGGACGTTCCAATAAAGCAGACTTCTCTGTTGTTCTTGTGCTTGACCGTCTGTTTATGATTGATGGTGGCAAGCCTGTCGTAGTGGCACAATGGTACGGACATTGTGACATCGACCAGCTTGCGTGGAAAGCGGCACAAATAGCGGCTTTTTATGACAATTCACTCTTGGTGATAGAAAGCAACACCTTGGAAACGCATGACAAGGAGCGGCAGGTAGATGGCGACCAGTCACAGTTCATCCTTAATCAAATCAAAGAGATTTACCCTAATCTCTATGCACGTGGTCAGTCCGAAGAAGCCGTACGCGAGGGATTGCCTACCAAATACGGCTTCCATACCAATGTCTCAACCAAACCGATGATTATATCAACCTTAGTCAAGGTTATTCGTGAGAATTTATACACAGAACGTGACGAACGTTGCCTGGACGAATATTTGTGTTACGAGAAAAAACCGAACGGAGCTTTCGGAGCGATTACCGGTAAACATGATGACTTGCTAATGACAAGAGCCATAGGCTTGCATATATGTTTCTTTGAAATGGAAATTCCAAAGATTGTGCTTCGTATCGGACGATTTGTTATCAAAAAGAAAAAAGCTGTTTCAGCAGCTACAATATAAGTTTAACTATAAAAACAAGGAACAATGAACATTTTCAGAAAAATCAGAGCTTCGCTTCGTTTACGTGAAGCAGTCAGACAGGCAGACGAAAAACACAAAGAAACTGGAGAACGTTACTACGTTATGCCTGCCGGTGGGAAAAAAGGTCAACTTATCATTATGGATAGAAAGAATTTCCGTAAGTTGAAACAGAAAGGCTACATCAATCATAATACGTTTGTGGGCGACCTTGAACGCGAATGCTTCTACTGCACGACTTATGGAAACGGTTCAGCTATGCTTCCTTCTGCTGTTATTGCATTGAAACGAAAACAGTATTTCTCATGGCTTGATTCATTTTCAAATACCAAAGAGAATGGGAAAGTACGGAAATATTGATGGCATTGCCACACTTACCAATGACCCTCTCGCACTTGACAATATCAACAAGTTTAACATCGGAGACCGGGTGATGTGCAATGATAATGGGAAAAGCGGTACTGTATTAGATATAGATACTGATAAATACGGTTGTACCGTTCGTTTTGATGATACTGAAGGAACATGGATTGAATGCGACCAATTATCCAAAGAATAAAGAAAGGGGCATATCTGTGATGATGTGCCCCTTTGGTTTAAGTTCTCATTGCATTATGTAACTGATTTACTGCATCTATATTTGCACCTTGTTCGACCTGTTGAAGCAATTGAGGAGAAAGACCGTCGGGCACTTTGCCCTGCTCCAACTGTTCCTTCTGTGATTTGATACTTTGCAGCAATTCATCTGCAAACGGGAAATCTCCATGCTCAAGCAACTGCTCTACACTGATTGCCTGAGACTGGTACAACTGCATAAGCATATCGTTAGCAAGATGCCTGTATGCCGGTGTTGAAGTGCTTTCGGTAATGCTTAAATCAAATTCTACATCACGTATTTTCTTCGGGTCATATTCGATTTGTGCACCACTCTTACCTGCAATATTGAATACACGTTTGCTATCATAAAACTGCTGCATATTCTTCACATCCTTATATGCTCCGTCCACTACAAAACAACTGAAGCATTCAAGCAGGTCGAGCAATGACTTCGTGGCGTTTTCTGTCTGTTGGTTATAGTGCGATGCACTTTCACCGGAATACCCGGGCTTTCCTTGTAATGCGCCCGTAACTCCCGATATATCTTCAAAAAATTTGAGTTGCATGTTAAGCAGTTCCGCAATGCCTATATTTGTGGAATTATTGGCCACCTGTTCCGGCACTTTTCCGCTTTTGCTCGGCTTGTATACGATGACACCGTTAAATTCCGTCCAGCTCTCTGCAATATCGTCAATGCTCACACCATCAGGCAAGCAGTCTTCGGGCATCATCAGCACGCCTTTGGCACTCGCACGCATTATCCAGTCATAGAGAGTTATCAATCGGTTGGTATATCGCTGTTGGTCGATTACATCAGCAACGAATGAATGGATTTCACCATCAATGAACGGATATGCCTTGAAAACATATGGATGGCTTCCATGCTCGTAAGGCGTTTCCCCCTCCCTCAATATGTCGCCAAAAGGAGAAAGGTAATAGAAATACCAATAATCGTCCACAAACCAAGTAGCTTTTATCAACGGAACCTCATCTTCCGGCATACCGGCTTCCTTGGCCATACGCATACGTTCTTCATTTTCAGTAAGCACCACTTGTGCGTAATCTTCTTCGTCTATTTTGAAAATATCGCCGTTTTGGTAGTCATGGCAACGGTATCTCGGTTTTTGCTCCTTGCGCCATATCTCTATCACACGACATCGTCCCGGCTCGCTTGTGAATAGAAAATCGTAGTTTTCCAAGCGGCTATACCCGAAACGCTCCGCGTATGTGGTTATGTAATCTTTCCTTGCCGCCCACTTGTAAATGTCACGCAATTGTCTGTATTCCTGCGGACTTGATGCGAACTGTTCACACAACTGTCCGAAAGAAATGTCGTGAACTTCTCCAAGCACGGAAACATCCCAACCTCTGAAATCTCTCATGTTGTTGTCGATAAAGAAATTATTGGGTTGTACATAGTCCGTCCAACAATCCTCTTTTCCATTACGCCAACCGTACGATTTACGGTGAACGATAAAACCGCTTATCAGGAACTCTTCCATAGTTCGGGCATATACATCGTTCATTCGGTTAAGCTGCATGTTGCATTGAAGTATCGTACTCATCGTTTCACCAAGTTTCTGTTCATCCCGATCACGTGCGGTACAGGTCGGTTCTTTACTTTGGCTTCGATACACGCCAAGCACGCTTCGCACAAGCCTACGGATAAGGTTGTTTTTCAAAGGCACGTTGCCTTGACTTTTAATGTATTCTTCCTCGCTCATGGATTTTCCGTCCACACAAATCATATCGTCCCATTGGAAACCATAGGTATAGCGTTTGTTTCGCTCCCGGTCTTTCCGAAAGTCGTCCATCTGGCTCCAATAGTATTGTGCTTCCATAAGAATGTCAAATGCCCTGCGGTCACCATAACGTTTTGCAGAAACAACAGTATCTATCTCGGCGGCATCATTTCTTCCCGGAGCTATACGGCTCATTGGCAGCAATTTTCTTTCGCTTTTATTTACATGCATATTTTTATCATTTTAATGATTGCTCGGAACAAATATACTGCTCCGGGCAATCATCCTATGTTTAACTATTTACGGGTTTTGTTCATTTCTTCTATCATTTCCTTTTTGAGTTCGTTCAACTCGGCTTCAATATCCTTGCGTTCCTCGTCACTGATTGCTTCTTTTAATTCATTGTAGAGGTCGTCAATGTCTTCACGGTAATCCTCGAAGATTTCGTAACGCTCGTATTCGGGTGAATTGTAAAGGAAATCAATCTTTTCCGCATAGTCAAATATGTCGTTGTCGGTATCTTCTTCATAGTGCTTCAATCGGGATTTCAACCGGTCATGCTCCTCTTTCAATCGGAAATACTCATTGTTCACAGCCCTGTACTCGGTGCGTTCGTCCCCGGCTTTGACCAGCCTGTTTGCCAACAGGAAGCTGCGAGGGTCGTACTCACGGTTGCCTGTAACGGTTTCTACCATCTTGCTCAACTTGTCGATTGTTCCGAACACGCCACCGAAATAACCGTTCAGCATATATTCAATCTTTGCCGGATTAAAGTCAATCGTTCCTTTTGTATATGGGTCTCCACCCGTAGCTTCATTCATGGCATTGGCCAATCCGACAATGTATTTATTGGCACTCTTATACGCCTTTGTCCATTCGGGCATATCTTTGTTGTAAGGTGTGTCTTTATAAAGTGGCATACCCGTCCAACTCTTTTCTGCAACGTAGGCTTCCCACAAGGGTTTGTAGGCACTCGGTACAAAGGCATTCAATCCTCCGCCGCCCTCCAAGAAATCAATAGGTAATATCTGTGTAGCCTGTCCTGTTATGGCTTCGGCAATTTCTCCGTCTGTAAGATGTTCCTTTCCGTTAAGGACGGAAATCATCAGTTCGCCCATACCGTAAACAGCCCTGTATTCTACCGGAAGAGGAATTGATACCCAACTGTTTCCTGCCCTGAAAAGAATATTGCTGCGCCTTACATATTCGGGAAGATTATAGTATGCGTTCTTGTCATCATCGTCATCATCATCGCCACCCAAGTAGGCAACAATGGCACCAAGAAGGAACATCGCCGCAATACCTGTAAAAGCTTTGGCAGGATGGCGTTTCATCTGTCGTCCAAAGTTTGCCGTACCTTGAATGGCTGCATTCCAAAACACATAGCCGCTACGACCAAGTCCCGATACCAATGCACTGGCATTACCAGCCTTTGTCTGCCCTGTACTGTCATAGAATTTTGCACCGCTGCCTTTCTTGTTGAAGTTTACGCTTATCTCCTTTGCATCATAGATGGCTCTGTCAATGCTCCTGCCCATTTCGCGTGATGTCATGAAAGCGGCAAAACGGGCGCAGTTCTCAACGGCTCGGTTGTACTCATCGAAACGTTCGCCCAACAAGTCCCATGCTTTTTTTACAGGAATCTTGCCGTTCGATTTTTTCAGTTCCCTGCGTATGTCGTTCTTATGTTGTTCAATGTCCCGGATATTGGCATAGCCTGTTTCTCCTCCGTTCATCATGAACTGATGAAACATCGCTTCCGTCTTGTTACTCATGTCAAGTGTCCCTTTGCGGTGCTTAGCCAAGAGTTGCTTTATTCTTACAGGGTTGGCATACATATAATTACGATGAAAACGCAGTGCGTAGTTCGGGCTTTCCCTTATCCAAGTCATGGTATTGGTGTATAGCATATCTCGCATGAAGTTCGATACAATGAAGTCTGGGTTACGTGTGGTATAGAACGCACTCAACTGTCGGTTGATATTTTCTCCTGCACGGAGAATAGCTCCGATTGCCCCCGACATATCATTGTCGGGATTTGTCTGTCCGTTCAGTGCCTGTGCTGCGCGGGGATTGCCGTTAATGGTAATCACATAGTCCCTGCCGCCACGCTTCACTACAATTTGGTGCTGCCTCATATCCCGGCTTTCCACAATACGGTAAGGAATATTCACGGTATCTTTGCCATGCTTGTACCGGTCAGGATATTGCTGTGCCAATGACTCCATTTTAGTTTCAAAGTCCAGCATCTTCCGTTCCACCACTTCGGGAGTATCTGTACTGTCTATGTTGTCAGGAAACACTGGCTTCCATTCGTCGGCCACCGTATCGTATTCTACCCAAATGTCGCTCACACTGACAAGGTCGCTCGGATGGTTGAGGGCGAAATTAAGGAAACGCTGTTTTACCAATTTGTTCCGGTTGCCCTGCATGATAGCACCTTCTGCCATTGATTGCAGGTTGGCAAACGGGTCATCCGCTTTCGACCTGCGTCCTTCCGCTTTCTTGATAGGAGCATTGAATGCACTTTGCTTGTGCGTCAGATATGCGTATGCTTCAGAACTGGTCTTTTCGTCAAAACCACGTAGCGGAATGTAAAAATCATACATATCTGAAATTTTATCAAAGGTCGCTTTACTCATCATGCCACATTCGTATGACTTTGAAAGTATTGCTTTGCTCGCGGCATTGACTTTTTTCCAAAGGTCGGTAGTGTCGTGTGCCTGTTCGTAATCGTTAACCATTATCTGTGCTTCCGTTTCGGCATCAGCAACATTATCCATACCTGTAAGGGCTGTAAGTCCGGCATAGTCGGTTTGGTCTGCATCGGTTGCTCCGTTATTGATTGCTTCATTACGCATATATGTATTGCGTTCAAGGCCGTGTTTCGCCATCATGTAATCAGTCAATTCCTCACGCTCTGCCTCAGTCCTGGCAAGTTTGGCAACCTCATCAAGCATGGGCTTGAACAGGGTGTGGGCAAACGCATCGGCTTCGGCTTTGTTCACACTTGACAGACGGTTTTCTCCCAAGTATGCGTTTTCAAATCCGTCCACATCCTCAATGTTTGTTTCCTTGCCAAGGATTGCAGTCATGGCTTCTTTCAAGCCGAGCATACTGTCCTGTAATGCTTCCTGTGATTGGAACATACCGCTTTTTACACGCCTTTCATAACGGTCACGAGCCAACTCCCTTTCATGTATTTCCGGGTCACCGGTACGGTATAGTGCATCATCACTTTCTGCAACAGTCTGATGATGTGGGTCGGAAACCGCATAATTTCCGACTTTCAGTTCATACTGCTTTGCCACATCAGCGGCTTCTCCCAATATGTTTCTGTATCTGCCCGGTTCCGCAAGGTTCTCGTAACTGCGCCACAAGATGTAGCGAAGTTCGTTGTCCGATAGAGTAACCCCTCTGAAATCCTCAAAGCCTATCTTATGAAGCATATTCAGGAAGAAATCCTTTATCTGTTGCCACCAACTTGCGTTGATGTTCTCAAATTCGGTATCTTCTGCAAGCGAAGCCAGATATTCTTCGGTAGCCTTATGGAAATTCCAACCGTTTTTTGCAGCCATATCTACAATGTGTCTGCGTATGTTCTCATCGGCATTGTTGAATACATTATCAAGGAATGTATCGAAATGTTCTCCGAACAACTGGCGCAAACCATAGTGCGCCACAGCCTCATGCAGCAGTGTCTGCTCAACATCAAACGTACTTGTATGGTTGGGAATGACAATGGTTATCTTCCCTGTACTCTTCGAATAGAAGCCTTTTGCATGCTGCTTCTTCCCATCCAAGACGGAAGCATCAGTAACAACCTCCACATTGTCAAGATGCAGTTTCTCTGCAAGGCTTTCCACACGTTCTGCCATTCTTTGGCGTTCACGCTGTGCAAATTCCCTCCGCTGCTTTGCCGTTCTCCTTGACTGGCCGAGCAGTTTTGCTACTGAGTCATTCTCATAACTGACTTCATCATCGGTATATGTACCAATACCGTTACGATAGTCATTTGCAATCTCTGCATTGAGTGCGGCAATCTCTGCATCGGTAACAGCATTTTCCTGTCTGCGTTGAGGCTCACGACCTGCCTCCTTGACCATTTCATCAACTTCAGACGGAGTAAGCAAGCGTTTGACACGCATAGCACCTGTGATTATCCAAGGGTCTGTTTCTGGATTAGGATTGGTACGGTAAGTGTACGCACCATTTTCAGGAATCCTTGGAAGTCCGGCATAACTGTGTTGGAACTTGCCGTTCTTGTTGTAACCATAACTCATGGCTTCTTCCTGATAGTCCACGTCATTGGCATACTCCACCTCAGCCCAAACAAAATTGGCAGGGAACAGGGTTTTATCTCCGTTCTCATCAATGCGGTTAAACTGCAATGCGTATGGAATGACCCCTAAATGCCATCCGGGACGATAGGCAAGTTTACCACTACCGCCTTGTGTGCCTTTTCCTCCGGCCTTGACTTGATTGCGCCCAGTCTTGCTCTGTCCGGCTATCGGTGCAGCATCAGCATCCAGCCATACACCGACCGGTGTCGCTTCTCCGTTCGGATTGGCAACCATAGGCGGATACAATTCGCCGTTCTTCAAAACAAACACCTTGTATCCAATACCTGTATTTTTGGGTGCGGCATCTTCGCGAATGCGATACATCGTATCATCGCTGCGATATAAGACATCATCCTCATCAGTATTTGTAATGTCGTTGGCTGTTTCCACGCTTGCATCCATTTCAGCATATTTGGCTTCCTTTTCCTCCAACTCTTTCTTCATCAGTTCGGCATATTCCTCTAACTGTGCTTTCGCCTGTGCCAATTCTTCTTCATACTCGAATGGCTTGCCCTCTCTTGACAGGAGTTCTTTCAATTCGGCTTCATTATGTTTTTTGCTTCGCTCTCCGGCACTCAATCTCTCGGCAAAATCCTTTCCTGTAATCACATTGTCTGTAATATCCTCAATGGCATTGCGAAGCAGGTTTTGGCGTACCGGCACATCTTCAATGCCGAGTTCAAGGCAAGAGTAGGTCATTCTACGCTCAACATCATTGAAAAGTGTTGCACCGTCACTCATGGTTTTCCTTGTCAGTTTTGTTGTGACCACAAATGAAAAATCGCCTATCTGTATAATCAGTTCCCGTTTCTGTTCTCCTGAAATCTCACCGTCTTTCATCTGCTTCATTTCTGCAAGAATACTCTTGTTGTGTTCCTTGAAGAAATCATCCATTGTATCAACAGAAGCAAAACGATGTTTCCCGGTTACAATCTCCTTGAATTGTCCATCGGGGAATAACGAACGTACAGCCTCCAAGTATCTGCCGTTATCCTCAATGCGCTTTTCCGCATCCTTGATAAAGGCTTTCAACCTTGGCTTGGCATTGTGGATATAAGTTTGGTCTGTTTCCCATTGTTTTTTGCGGCTTGCATATTTACGCACGTTCTTTTCCGCATTGTTTTTCAGCATGGCATACTCACTGCCGGAGAGCTGCGCAACGGTATCGCCAAACACATCTTCTTCCTCTTCAAGCACACGGTTGGTCATGCTGTTGTTCATCATCTGCTTGCCGTTCATGATACTGTCGGCAATCGCTCCCTTTGTTTTCAATCGTTGGTAGGCGGTAACATCCAAACTGTCCTCAACTCCGAAACGCAAGATGCGTACAGGCTTGTTCATGTCCTTATGCAAATTTCCCTGTCGCAAAATGCGTCCGTTGCGCTGGGTATAGTCCATAGGACGGTTAGGCGCATCCAAATGTATCAGCGTGTGCAGTCGTTCCTGAATGTTCACGCCTGTACCGAGCGTAAAGGTCGAACCGAGAATCACGCGAACCTCACCACGGTTTACCTTTTCAAAGATTTCAAGTTTCTTCTTGACAGTCATTCCCGACCTCATTACTACAATCTCATCAGCAGGAACTCCCTCTGCGATCAGTTTATTTCTGATGTCATCATAAAGATTGAAGCCGCTCTGCTTATTTTGATAATTGTCGGCAAAAATGGCAACCGTACCTTTGTAGTCGGCTGTTTCTTTCAGTGAGCGCAAAGTCTGGCGCACGGCTTCATTGGTCTTGCTGTTTTGGTCGTCCTCTGCATCTGACTGCACCAATCGGGCATCCACGGCAGCAGCTTTGGCAATACCGTACATAGTGAGCGGAATATGGCTGTTCTCTTTCTTCTCTTTGCCGCTCATCTGCTCATAATGTTCAAGTTCGCTCTTTACGAACTTCATGATACTACGCAATGCACGTGTCTGTGGCAGATAGAGGTCTTGTGCCTTTCCTCCCTCCATTTCAGGTATTTTGTCCTTTACGCCACCGGCTTCTTTGGTAAGGACAGTATCGGACACTCCAGACCATATACGCACCAGTTCGGGCAGGTTCACATATCCGGCAAAACGATTGTTCTCCTTGAACTTTCCGCTTGTGGTGAATTCCAACATTTGCTGAATGTTACCGAAGTTGCGTACAAAGTCATCAAAGTAATAGATACCGTATTCTTTCATTGTATCGGCAGGCATGAGATAGCGCATGAACGTCCAAATCTCTGCAGCGGTATTGCTGATAGGCGTACCTGTGGCAAAGATTACGTTTCGTCCGTTGTTCTTTTCTAAAACAGCCTGTGTTTTCAAGAATACGCCTTGTGATTTTTTGCTGTATGACGGGTCCACACCTTTCACTCCACGCTGCATGGCAGTGGCAAATCCAAGGTGCTTGTATTCGTGGGCTTCATCCACAAGCAGGGCATCAATGCCCATGTCGTCAAAGTTCTCCACATCGTCAGTACGGCGGTCAAGCATTTCCATTGCCTTGACTTCTGCATTCTGCAAGGCTACGGCACGTTTTTTCTCATCGTTGGCAGTGCGTTTCTTTGAAGCATTGTCTGCAAGTCCGGCAAGCTGTTCCTCCAACAATTCGATTTCACGTTCGGCTTGCCGGGTAATCATGTTCTTTCCGTCCGGGTCTTCCTCTTTCATCTGTTCAAGGATGAGCATCTTCTCCTCAATCTTGTCCTGCACGAAAGTCATTTCTCTTTCCTCGCTGTCGGGAATAAATTCAAAGGTCGATTGCGGAACGACAATCATATCCCAGTCATTGTAGCGTATCTTGGCATAGAAGTTCTTTCTGCCCTCCGCACTTCGGTCTGCCTCTTCGAGTGTCAGTATCTTGGCATTCGGGTACAGTTCCTTTGCACTTGCAACAAATTGCCCGACGGTGGCATTCTGCACTACAATCATCGGTTTGCGGGCAGTACCTAAACGGCGCATTTCCATCGCTGTGGAAATAAGGGTAAAGGTTTTTCCTGTTCCTACCTCATGGGCAAGCAACAACGGTTGCTGTGTGCCTCTCACGATGGCTCTGCCTTGATGAGGACGCATCTTGAATTTGTGTGAAGCACCTCCAAAATACTCCGGCACAAACTCGTCCGGTATGCTCATAGGCACAAAGTTGTTGAACATATCGTTATAGATACGTTCCATACGTTCCGACATTTCCGGGTCGCTCTGCATCTTCTGCCTTGCCCAGTCCTTGAAATCCTGACGGATTTCATCAATCTTGGCGGCACAAGCCTGTGTCGCTTCCTTGTCGGTAATGGTTTCTGTTGTGCCGTCATAGTGCTTCTTGGTAGTGGAAACCGTGATGCTTCTGTTCTGAATAGCGGCTTCTATAAGGGTGTGTCCCATAATGGTTCGACCGAGCATTTCACTGGTTACTCCCATGGCACGGTTCTTTTCGTAGTTGGTAAAGTATGGCTCTTTCATAAACCAAGTACCGCCTACTGCTGTAAAACGGACATCTACTTCCGTTCGTTCCTTTACGAAATCTTCATATAGTTTCGGATCAATCCAAGAACTGCCGAGGGTAAAGTCTATCAGATGTGCGGGGATTTCCATTGGCATGACTTCCTGCAATGCCTTGATGTTGCGGTCAAATTCCCCATTCTCGTTGTTTTCCTCTGCCTGACGCAGTTTTTCACGGATATTTCCACTCAAATACTGATACGATGCTTCCATCTGTCGGCTTACTGGGTCCTCGAAACCGTAGCCGCTCTCGATGATTTCTTTCTTCACATCTTCGATGCCTGTGCCAAGTTGTTCGGCGATATATGGTATGTCCACACGACCGAATTTGAAGATACTTGCAATGATACCGTCCTTGACATTGGCCGGGGTGGGTTCTTTATCTTTTTCAACGACACGTTTGCTGAATACATCGGTCTTTTCAAATTTCTGTATCCGGTTTCCTTTTTCATCTGCCGTTTCCTCAAACTTTTCAAGAGCGAATACATTGGCATAGTCCACATCATTGCGGAGAAACGCAATGGCGGTGTTCTTATTGAAGTGTCCGTATGTGCCGACAAAATCATCGTATGCCTTGTTGAGTTTGTCAAGCAAAGGTTTCAGCCCCTCATCGCTTTCGTTCTCGGTCTGATAGGAAAGAACTTCCGCAAGAGCTTCCTTGATGGCGGTGTACGCCTCGAAGCATTCCACTTTCGTATGCCCTTTTACCTTATTGGCATTCACTTCGAGAGGTTGTGCACTGGCTGTCGAGTTGATAAACAGTTTGCCATCTCTGACAAATATCTCACCAATCTTTTTGTCGGGCATTACATCGGTAACCGGTCCGGCATTGCGTTCGCCAAATTCCTCTGCCTTGAATGAATGGACAAATTCAGATAACATCTGCTCCTGCTTCTTATCCTGTGCAGGATACAAACCCTTGCTTGTCGGGCGGAATGTGTCGCCTTTCTCAAATGCAAAGTGCATTTCACCAGCCATGTTTTCGGGGTGTTCAATGAAATAGCGGTTGTAGTCCATCGAAAGTTGCTTGATGACCGGTGTTTCCTTGCCTTTGACCTTGCGTGTTTCCCCAGTATCATATTCTGCCATACGCTCTCCGCTCACATCGCTTACATCAATGACATGGGCGGATTTCTGCCCGTTCACACGCTTGCGGATAACAACGATGTCGGAGGTTACCCCGGTGCCACCGAAAGTCTTGTTGTGCATACGGAAAGCACCCACGAAGTCAGAACCGCCCTCGTTCACAATCCAGTCACGGAGTTTCTTGCTGTTGTCAAGCGTACCGTTGGACGTAATGAAGATGCCCAAACCGCCCTCGCGCAGTTTACGCACATTCTTTGCTATACAGAAATCATGTATGTTGTGGAATTTCTTCGACAGGTCTTTGTCACCGGTGGTGTCATTCACACGGAGTCCGGTAACGAAAGGAACATTGGTAATAGCCAAATCCACACTGCCGTTAGGTATGCGGGTCTGTTCAAAGCCCTGTATTTCCACTTTGGCATCAGGATAGAGGAGCGAGAGGATGCCTCCCGAAGTTCTGTCAATCTCTATGGCATGGATGTCACTACGCTCACTGATGTTTGTAGGCATCTGTCCCAAGATATTGCCGATACCGGCAGAACCTTCAAGAATGTTTCCACCATTGAAGCCCATTTGTTCGGCAATGTCCCAAAGCGTATCCACAACGTATGCCGGAGTGTAATAGGCACTATTTGCACTCATTACGGCCTCTTGATATGCCTTTTCACCAAGCAACTCACGGAGCTTCTTTGCAATGGGATTAGGAGCATACGATGTACCTTCGTTGAAAGCCTTGCCCAAGCCACCCCAGCCACTGAACTTGCGAAGGGTCTGCATCTGTTTTTCTGTAGCCTGTTCGCCGCTTTCAAGCAACTGTTTTGCCAGTTCGATAGCCTTGATATTGGCTTCGATACGGGCATCTACTGATGTCGGAGCGTGGTCTTTACCACGTTCCGAATGGTTGTTGTGGGTATTCTTGGGAGTAAATGTATTCCTGCCATCGTTTTTGCGTGCAACTTTAAGAATAGCATCAAGTTCCTTGCGTGTCGCTTGGAATGGTCCGCTTATATTGTCATTGCAATGGAATACGTTGGCAAGTTCGTAATAGACAATACCGGAAATCTCATGTTCTCCTCCGAGTTTGTCGTTCAAGTGCAATGTAACACCTTTGAGTTCATCGGCAAGTTTTCGGTTCTTTTCAATCTCTTTCTTGCGCTTACCCTCAATGCTTTGTTCATTTAAGGAATCTGAAAGTCGAGGTCGCACAGTCCTATCGACTGCATCGCCTGTTCTTTCTCCTTCGTTGTCAGTTCCTCTACCGGCTTGTTGTTCGCTTTCGCTACCTGTTTCAGTGCCTCTTGATAATCCTTGCTCGTGTCTATAACCTTTGGCTGGCACTCTTTCGGAGCGTTCTGCATCAGTTCTCTGTAATCCATGTTCGCTATTTTTATTGTTATCAGTCAGAGCGTCAAACAAACCCAACTCATTTGACTGCTGTGAAATTACTGCTTTTTTCTCATTCTTCTTACGTGCAGGGCGGCTTTTTTTGATGCGTTCCTGTGCAATCTCTGCCTCTTGCTCCACCTCGGTCTCTCTTGTTACGGTTTCGGCGGTAGCAAGCGCATCAATACTTTTCTTATCGAAATTCGCCACATCGAATTGTTGTACCTCATCGTATGGAGTCATGTCTGCATCCAGTCCGTTCTCTGCCACCTCCGGCAAATCTCTCGCACCATTGTAAAATGCTTTAAGGTAAGGGCGTATGGAATCGCCCAAGTCTGCAACCATAGCTGTAGCATACTCGGTAAATTTGCGTGCACCTTTCTCCAAATGGTAAACAGCCATCTCCGTACCAATGGCAAGTATTTCAGGGTCTATGCCCATGTTCATTTGACCGAGCAACTTCTTACGCATACGCTCACGGAGTTCTGCATAGCGTTCATCGGTAACAAGACGGTTGCCACTCGGATTATTTTCAGGCTTAGATTCTTGCTCTGTGGCTTCCGCTTTTTCTGTACGTACAATCTCCCTAATCTTAACCTTGTTTTCAAGAATGGTTTCAACAGCGTCACGCAGTTCCTGATTGAAATTCTTGGGATTACGTACAATCTCCAACATTTCTTCAGGACTGTTTGCCGTATAATTGAAACGTCCATCCCCGATAGGGATAGGGCCGCTCACATCATCGCGCTTCAACGTGGTCAATCCGGTTTCCTTGTCAACGGAAACAGAATATTGCCACACCGGGCTGTATTCCTGCTTTTCTTCCTGCTTAGATGTTTCCAAAAGTTGAGACTCAGCAAACTGCACATTGCCGTCATTTACTTCTAACAAATCAGACAAAGACAAAGGTGGTTGTGATTGTGCATCGGTTGCATATTCTGCCAAGCGTTCAGCATCTTCCTTGCTCCGCATCATGAAGCCTTGCTTTTCCTTGTCCCACCAGCCTTTCAGTTGTTTGGCAAACATTGTGGTGTGCTTCCGAACAGTATCTCTTAATTTATTATTGAACTTCACAAGGTGCATATCCAACACCTTACCCCTTTTGGTGGTATATTGTGCCTGAGTAATGGTGTATGCAGCATCAGTCGGTGTTGTCGTTTCTTCATTGGAATTGTTTTGTTCCAATTTCCGCTGTTCAGTAAAGAGGTCGTTTATTTCGGAAATAATGCGGGCTTCCTCAAATATATCACTCTGACCATGTGCGGCTTCTTGTTCCTTGTGCAGTTCTTCAATGCGTGATTTGATTTCAGAAAGTCTGTCGACTTGTGTACTTGAACTCTGTTCCTCAACACTTTTGACTGACTTGTATTCTGCAAACGCTTTTGTCTTCCGGTGGCTACTGTCTATCCATTTCTTGAAATCCTCCAAGTTTACGGCAGTTACCACTGTCTTGTGATTATTTGCCCAGTCGCTGTCATAATTCGCGAAGTAAGCCGCCTCGGCATCGTCAGTCTCATTGAAACCAAGCATTACCTTATGCTCATCAAAGCTGCCGTCCTCATTATACTGGTCCACCACGAACACCCTGCGTCCGTTCCACCCGTCAATATCGTCAGAGAGGAACACGTCTATGTGGTCTCCATCCACGCCCTCCGTGCCACGAATGTAGCCGTAGGTGTTCTGCATGATCGTTTCCCACTTGTTGCCCTCTGTGTCTATTCCACTACGAACGGATCCTTTCGGGTTCTCAATGGTGATATTGAATGTCCCAACCTGCACATGACCTTTCTTATAATTGCCGGCTATCTTCTGCCAAGCGAGCAAATCCTGTTTGGCTGCATCAATCGCCGCTTTGCGTTCTTTCTCGGAAGCAATCTTTTCGGCAATGGAGTTGCCACCTTTCGATTTGGCTTTCTCCAACTTCTTCAAGGCTTCTTCCTTGTCGGCAACCATTCCATCGGCTACGGTCTGTGCCATATCCTCATCACCCTCAGTCTGCTCCACAATGGCATCCCAAGCTGTGTCGCTGTCGGCCTGCTCATATAGTGGATTTCCCTGCTCATCCTTTGGTATTCTCTGCATGGCAGGAATATTTTGAGGGGCATTGTTATCATTTTCGGGAATATTTTCCGCACCATTGTTGCTCTCATTTTCGGCAGGATGTTCAAATGCCACTCCGTTATGCTCCAACAGCATATTGTCAAGTTCATCACGAGTGAACAGGTTCACACGTTTTCCGTTGATAGGAGCTTCGGTAAATACCTCATACTTGCCGTCCGCATCGGCATCTGCTGTGATATTGCCACGGACGGTAACGCCGTTCTCATCGGTAAGCGAAACAATGTCATTGAGGGCGTATTGTGGTCTTTCAGCCTCTTGCATTTCCTGTTTCCGTTCGGCATTCTCAATGGTTCTCTGCTGCTCGAACTGCGCCACACGTGCCAAGTTTGCCGCATCAGCCTGTTGCTGTATGGTTTCTTTTGCCAACGGGAAGATATTCACGCCGTCCGATACGTTAACTGTGCCGTCCCCATTATCCACAATACCGTCTTCGTTGGCTACAATCTGAACCTGTATCTGTGCGTCATCTCCTGTAATGGTGTATGTATCGCCGGGGTTGAATGTAACCACACCGTCAATCTTGTCGGATGCTTCCTGTGCGAACTGTTGAATGATAACCTCCTCCGCTGTCATTTTCTCATCGGACGGGTTCAACGGCTCATCAATGTTCAATACGGCATCGGGCGACACCTGTTCAAGTGCGCCTGTTTCCGCATCACGCACAATGATACTGCCGTCCGAAGCCCGGTTGTCAATGCCGCTGCCGTCTGCATACTGCACAAGGTTTCCACCCACCACATACACACGGCGGTCGTCCTGCTTCATCGTAGCCCCCTGTATCATGCCGGAGGTGCGGTTGGTGCGTGCGTCAACCATTGCGTTGCTTTGCTCCACACGTGCGTCTATATCATCACGCACACGCTGAATCATGCCGTCATATACCTGTTTGGCATTGAGGTAGTCAATAACCGTTTCCAACTCGCTTTCTCCCCAAAGGCCATTGTTCCGCATTTCCTCCAATGCATTCATAGGATGTATATCCAAAAAGCCAAGCGTGTTTTCATCCACTATGGCAGAAACCCTCTGCCGCTGGTAGTCACGCATATTCTTGGCATCGGTCATTTCCTGTGGGTCTGCGAGGTTGTAACCGTCAATGTAGCTTTCATTCATTGACTGCACATCCTCGTCCTGTTCGCCACCCCGCTTCTGTGCGAGAGTACCGAGGTTAAAGCCCCTCATCATCAACGAACGCTCCATATAGGTAAGTATTGCGGCTCTCTCATCGTCCGAGAAATCCTTGTCGTTCACGATACCCTCTGCCACACTTCCAATGTCATCGTTGGTCGTAAGGTCTATTGTCGCCCTTAACGGCTCCCATATTTCTTTGCCAAGCAATTCTGTTGCACGGGCATCTGCCTTGTTTACTCCGTGCTTCATTGAAGCATACTGTACTCCCGACAAAGTAGCCTTACCTGCACCCATCAATCCCATAGAAAGAGCCATGCCGCCCCAAATGTCGCCATGGAATTGTCCTGTCGCAAGCAAATTGGTACGTGTGCCGTCCGGGTTCTGCTGATAAGCATCGTCGAGATTGAGCATGGTGCGCCACAATTGCCCATAGTATTCTTCCGTTACCTCTCCGAAATAGTCGCTCACACCCATTTTGTTGAATAACTGATGTGTCTGTCCCATGATACCGTCCAACGCACCTGCATCAGTCTTTGAAAGTACTGCACCGATACGCTTTGCACCCACCACATTGGCGAGTTTGCTCATATTTCCAAGAGTAACTACAGGGTCAAGGTGCGAACCGAACATTTCCGAATAGTTTTCAACGATGGCATTGGCTTCTCCTTGCCAAATGGCATTTCCCCAAGTCTTGTCGTTGGAAAAATCATAGTTTCCGTTCTCATCGACAACCACATCACCGAGTTTCCTGTCAATGATGTCGGCCGTGGTTTTCCCAGCCTGTACAGTGTTGGTCATCAGCGGAGCACGGAGAAGCAGGTCATCAGCGGTTGTTCCGAGAGCCTTGATAGTCCAGTTGGTGGCATACTGCCCCAAGCCTTTCACGCCGTTGTCCTTCACGTATGTCTTGAAGCCCTGTTTGGCCATTTGCTCTACCGTTTCTTTGCCAACCACCTTTGTGGCGGCTTTCGTTCCGGCTTTGGAAAGAACATTGATACCTTTGAATCCACCGCCTGTAATGCCAAAGTCAAGCATGAATGCAGGCATGTGGCCGGTCATCATACCGGCTCTGTTCCAAAAGCCGGCGTTCCCGCCATACATCTGCTCCGCCTGTCCTTTGTTGTAGAGTGCGCCCATCATTTCATTGTAGGCTTCACGTTCTCCCTCTGTGGCATTCTCACCTTTCAGGTCATCGGCGTTCATCATGGTCAATGCGTCACGCATATCGCTCATGCCGAAATCCCAAGTGCGGAAATCTCCTGCCACACGACCGAAACCACGCCAAAAGCCAACATCGACGCCTTGCTCACGGTCTTTCTGCTCTTCAAGGTCTTTGATAAGTTCCTCCGTTTGACGAATGGCGACATCCAAGGTACTGTTTTCCTTGTCGCTCATCTGACGAGGAACATAGGTATCTGCTGCAAGTAAGAATCCAAGAGGAGCTGTATTCTTTTTTGTATCTTCTTCCCATTGCTCATGCACTCTCTTGGCACTTGCCTCTCTTTTCTCTTGCAGCTCTGCAAGTTTCAGCATTGCACGGCGCAACTGTCCGTTTACAGACATATCAGCCGCCTGTCGGTATCTGAAACTCTCCATGTCGGCAAGTCCCTTGCTGGTGTATCGGTTGCCGAGAGGGGTAATGTAGGTTTTCTCCAGTTTTCCGCTCTCCGGGTTGAACTGCATTTTCCCCTCTGCGGTCTGTCCGCCGCCCAACGGTGCGTTTTCGTGATACTCACGCATGGTTTCCATACGCTCGTTGAAGCCGTCTATCATTTGCTCCGTGCGGCGTTTCATCTGTCCTATATTTGCACTGAAGCGTATTTTATCCTGTTCCGTCAACGGCATTTCTTCTGCTGAAGGAGTTACAGGAGTTTCAGGTGTAGAGTCCAGGGCAGGTTGTTCGGGTTGTTGTTGCTCCGACATGAAAGTCCTGTAGTCTGCCGACTTTACACGATATTTCTTTCCCTCACGCTCCATGATTGTAGAAGCATCGGGAAAGTCTTTCATAAAACTGTCAATGTGTTCATCACGCACATTGTATTTCTTTCCGTTGTATTCAAATATTGGCATAGTTATTTGTTTTTACCGGGTGTATAATCAATCACATCATCATCGCCGCCACCGGGAACATAGTCCACGACCTCATCATTCAGTTCCGAGGTCATGGTGGCAGGGTCAAGTTTGGAGAGGGAAAGCATGATTGCAGAGGCTTTAGGCGATTTGTGCCAATTCTGTTTTACATAGTCCTCTTTCTTCTGTGGTGTATCAAGTTTCTTCATTTGACGGTCAAAAGCCCTTTTCTCTTTCTCATCCTGTGGAGAGAGGTCGGTAAGCATAGCATCATACACCTGCTGCATCGAACCTTTCCAAACATTCTCGTAAATGGCTACTTGGTTTCCGCCGCCGTCAGAAAAACCGAGCTGCTTGCCACGTACACCACGTGCGGCTGTCGCTCTCGCTTTATCACGCTCTACAGCCACATTGTCATTATGTTTCTTTACTTGGAAATTGTAGGAACGGTCTGCCTGACGTTTGTTTTCATCATAGTTTGCTTGCCAACGCCTATCAGCTTCTTTGTCCCGACCTTTCTTGTATTCCTGTTCCGCATCATATCGGTCATCTGTAATCTTCTCTCGCTCGTTGCGATGTTGAATGCCCTCATTGTATCTGTCATCATTCTTTTTGTCAAGACCGAGCTGCCTTTGCCAAGAACGTTCACGGTCATCCCTTTCTTCATCAGCGATTCTTGCCCTCATCAGCCCCTCATAATATTCTTTCTCCTTGCCTTCACGTTCTTTCATCAGCTTGTCATATCTCACTTTGGTACGTTCTGACATGGTATTCTTACCGGTATACATATTTGGAGCGTACTGCGTGGTGAAGAACAAGTTCGAGAGTGCCGATATACCATCACCAATGGCTGCGAATATCTGTTCACGTTTCTGCTTCTTCTTTTCTTTAGCAAGTTCCTCGTCCGTTGGCGGTTTATAGGGATTGAGTTTTTTGTACAATTCAGCGTATGAGAGACTGCCACCGTTCACATCGGCTTGTTTGGCCGGAGGTGCAGCGACCGTTTCAGATTGGGAGCCGGTAACGGCAGGAGCCGCAGCTGCTTGTTGTTCCGTCCATTTCTGTGTACCCTTTGCCGGGGATGATACGGAAGGAGCGTCTTGCTGCTGTTCGTGCCATTCCTTAGAGCCTTTGGGCGGAGGCGTACCACCTCCGTTTCCTAAAATATCATCCATTGTTGCCATATTGAAATAGTTTAGAAAGGCATTTGACTTACCGCGTTAGTTACTCCTTGTACAGCTCCCGATATGGCATTGGCCTTGCCTTGCTCAATGGCGTTAAGCTGTTCCACTAAAGCATTGTCGTTTTGCATATAAGTGGCTTCGATATTGTCCTTACGTGCTTCTGCATCAGCGGCAATCTGTGATGTTGCATCGGCAAGAGCCTTGTTGTTCGCTTCTTTGGCCGCTGCCACACTTTCATCAGTACCGCCCATGACGGCTGCACTACCGGCAGCGGCTTTGTTACGTTGTTTTATACTCTCTTCAGTTTGCGTAAGGATGCGTTGTGCATCAGCCCGCTGAGTGGCATCCTCGTTGTACCGCCTGTCGTACCAGTCCTGATTCTTTTGCCGTTGAGCCTCAACATTACGTTTTGCTTTCTTCATGGCCTTGGATGCCTTGATCCCACCGAAAATGCTGCCTGCAGCACCTATGGCACTTCCTATTAAACCCATAAGACTTTATTTGATTATTAAAAGTTATACCTTGCGTGCGAAAGTAAGCCGTTATCTTCGCATCATCATTTTATCTTTTTACATACAAATCATTATGGCAATAGGAAAAAAGACCGGAGGGCGGCAAAAAGGTACGCCCAACAAAATAACGGCACTGGCAAAAGGGATGATTGAGAAATGGCTTGAAGCGCACAACACTATACCCGAAGGAGATGTGACGCCACTAATAATGCAGGACTTCATGGAACTTGACCCCAAAGACAGGGTGAAAGTGTCGACAGAGTTCATTAAAATCATCATGCCTAAGAATATCAGCATAGACGATGGCGAGGTCAAACTCACCATTGAGGACAAGCTTGTCAAACTTGCCGGAGAAGAAGACGAGGAAGAATAATCTATTACCCTCTACTTTAGATTGTCTTCATGTCAAGGGAACCCCAACCCGAAAAGGGGACGATTTTACTGATTTGCTTTGAAGCGATGTTCGAGAGAATGTCGCTTTTTTCATGTCCGCAAGCTGCCGGAAGCGTTCAGGAAGCATTCGGGAATAATTGCGCATTCTTCCGTAATTATTCGGGAAGAATGTATGATTATTCCGGAAGAATATAGGATTATTAACGAATAATGCTGGAAGAATAAGTTATTTTTCGGGAAGAATGCTATATTATTCGGGAATTATTACGGAAGAATAGCCGATTATTCCAGAATAATGAATGTTAATTTTAGCTCGAAATTTATAAATGTGCACTAATAGGTGTAAATTTTAAGTTAAAACACCCGCTTTATTACATTTGTTTTATTTCATTAACTATTTGATTCTTCGGGAATAATCGCACATTCTTCCGTAATTATTCGGGAAGAATGCAGGATTATTCCGGAAGAATGTGCGAAAACTCCCGTATTTTGCCGTAAAGTAAAGTATATATATCTACTACGTCTACCGCGCGTGCGTGCGCACGTGAGAGAAATTTCGATTTTAGGGGGAATAAAAGGGGAGTTTAAAAAGAAAGCCTACAAAGAAAAATACCTTGCAGGCTTATATCATTTCGTGAAGTCACAAAAAAAATCAGAATCCTTTCCCTTTCTGCCGTTGATACACCACCGTCTGGTCTTTGTCGAGGTTGACGATTTTGAACATCACCATTGAACGGTTCGGAATATCATCCGGCAGCATAGTTACGAGCCGGGCAATCACCTCGTCCACATTGTTGAAGCCTACATCGGTCAGTTCCGCCACCTTTTGCCCGTTATGGTATGCAGCCGCATTCACCATATAGCGGTATGACAAGCGGAAATGCATATCCTCCTGTTTCTGCTCACGTACAGAAGCCTTACCGGAGAAGAAAATGAAATCAATTACTTTCTCGTTCAGTTCCCAAGCAGGGGAGAAGTCAATCTTGATATACCCTCGTGTTACGTTGTGTCCATTGCTATGGTTCATGCCAAACGCCACTTCCGAGATAGAGGCACGTACATCATTCTGAGCTACTGTTCCCCATGTATGCCGGAACGTGTAAGCCGAATACCACTCTTCCTTTGGCATTCCCATAGCCTTGCATAATTGCCTTATCCCACTGTTGACATTGGCGCAAAAACTGTCCGATGTAGTCATGCGCTGATAGAAATTGAACAAACGCTCATCATCTTTTGCCGTGTTCATGTACTTTTCAAATAGCGGCTGGATGATTGCTGGCACCCGCATTTCCATATACGCACCATCCGCACGGAACTTCTTCGTTTTGGCCCGTTGGTAGTGGATAATTCCGTTCCGGTAATCCTGCTTTCTTAGATTGTACAGGTCAATCGTGTTGATTCCTGCAAGGCAAAGCACCATCATGGCAACATCACGCCCGAACTCCGTCTGTGGATATTTCATCTTACTTTCCGGCAGAGGGAATGAAAAGAACTCCCGACATGCTTCGGGGGTAATGGCAAGCTTCTCCGCACGATCAGCCGTTGGTATTTCCACTTTCACCCATGGGTTGACTTTGATACGGATTATACCGTTATCGTAATCGTTGTACTCCAACATGGCGGCTTTAAATACCTGACGCATACAGATTGGATACATTTCCTTTGCCCTATGCGTCTGTTCAAGCGACTTTATCCATTTGTTCACCTGCGTGGAGGTCAACTGAGCGAACATCACTTGGTTGGTTCCGATGAACCGTTCCAGATGTTGTAGGGCAAGCTTGTAGTTCTTGGCATTCCTTTCCTGCCCACGGTCAATCATTCTGTCGATATGCACTCTCGCATAATCCGAAAAACAAATATCGTCATTGCCGTTCGTAAGAAAATCCACCACTTCCTTGACCGTCCAATGTTCAATGTCTTTTTTGTTGAGCCGCTCGTTATATTCCACTATCCGCCCGGCACAATACTGAAGCACGTAGGGGTCTTCGATTTCTTTCGCTCTGGAAAGTTCTTTCTTCGTGACCATCTTGTCGGTCTTCATGAATTGTGTCCCCCTATGGTGGGTAACTCTGATATAAACCGGATAAAATCCGTCCTTGCGTTCTTTTTGAACACACGCTTTAAATGTTGCCATATCGTTCTATGTCTTTATTATGTTATTATTTAAATTTATTCCAAACAGCTTTTAATGTCTTAACTTTCTGTCATATCATCAATTACGGCTCTAAACACGCTCTAAACACCCAACGAAAAGCACAACAACATTCTCTAAACATTTGCGTTTATTACGCTCATTTTCCGTGCGGAATGAACGTACCTTTTAAAAATACAATAGGCGGTAAGCCTTTGTAAATGAAAAGCATACCGCCTATTGTATTGAGTATCAGCTATATCGTGCTATTCCTCGATTGCAGCCTGCGCCGCGGCCAGTCTGGCAATAGGCACGCGGAACGGAGAACAAGACACATAGTTCAAACCAACTTTGTGACAGAATTTCACTGATGAAGGCTCACCACCATGCTCACCGCAGATACCGCATTTCAAATCAGGACGAACTGAACGGCCTTTATCTACAGCCATTTCAATCAGCTGGCCCACACCATTTTGGTCGAGTACTTGGAACGGGTCTACTTTCAGAATCTTCTTTTCCAGATATACCGGCAAGAAAGAAGCAATATCGTCACGGGAATAACCGAAGGTCATCTGGGTCAAGTCATTGGTACCGAATGAGAAGTATTCTGCACGGCTGGCAATGCGGTTGGCTGTCAGCGCAGCACGCGGAATTTCAATCATGGTACCTACCTTGAACGGAATTTCCATACCTTCTTTTTCAAATAATGCTGCTGCTGCATCACGGATCACCTTTTCCTGAGCTTCGAATTCATACAGGATACCGGTCAAGGGAACCATAATTTCGGGATGCGGATCATATCCTTCTTTCTTCAGTTCAATTGCAGCACCTAGAATCGCTTGAGTCTGCATCTCTGTGATTTCGGGATAGGTGTTACCCAAACGACAGCCGCGGTGACCTAACATCGGATTGTGTTCACACAGGCTTTCCACACGTTTTTTGATTTCCTGTACGGTTACGCCCATTGCCTTAGCCATTTCTTCCTGACCTTTTGCATCATGGGGAACGAACTCATGCAAAGGAGGATCGAGCAGACGAACATTTACCGGACATCCGTCCATAGCCTTGAAGATACCTTTGAAGTCGGCTTTTTGGAAGGGGAGCAATTTAGCCAATGCTTTTCTACGTCCTTCTACATCCGGTGACAGGATCATCTCACGCATAGCGACAATCTTTTCAGCATCAAAGAACATGTGTTCCGTACGGCAAAGACCGATACCTGAAGCACCAAAAGCGCGGGCCACTTCCGCATCATGCGGAGTATCAGCGTTAGTGCGGACATTCAGCTTGGTGTATTTGTTGCAAAGATCCATCAATGCAGCGAAATCGCCTGAAACTTCGGCTGCTTTGGTTTCCACTTTACCTTTATATACTTCACCGGTAGTACCGTTCAGAGAGATGAAGTCACCTTCTTTTAAAGTAATACCTTCAATTTCTACGGTACGTGTCTTATAATCTACATTGATAGCACCAGCACCCGATACGCAGCACTTACCCATACCACGGGCCACAACCGCAGCGTGAGATGTCATACCGCCACGTGCAGTCAGGATACCTTCGGCAACGGCCATACCTGCCAAGTCTTCCGGCGAAGTTTCGATACGTACCATGACCACCTTTTTGCCATCGGCAGCCCATTTAGCAGCATCATCGGCGAAGAACACAATCTGACCGGTAGCGGCACCCGGAGAAGCGGGCAAACCACGAGTCAAAACTTTCGCTTCTTTCAACGCTTTCTTGTCGAACACAGGGTGAAGCAGTTCGTCTAATTTATTAGGTTCGCAACGCTCCAATGCTGTTTTTTCATCAATCATTCCCTGGCGCAACAAGTCCATGGCGATTTTTACCATAGCAGCTCCGGTACGTTTACCGTTACGGGTCTGCAAGAACCATAATTTACCTTCCTGTACGGTAAATTCCATATCCTGCATGTCGCGATAGTGGTTTTCCAGTTTGGTTTGCAGGGCATCCAGTTCTTTGTAGATTTCCGGCATAGCTTCTTCCATAGAGGGATATTTGGCTACGCGTTCTTCTTCAGAAATACCTGCACGTTCTGCCCAACGCTGAGAACCGATTTTTGTGATTTGTTGCGGAGTACGGATACCGGCTACAACATCTTCACCTTGTGCGTTGATCAAATATTCGCCATTAAACAAATCCTCACCGTTACCTGCGTCACGAGAGAAGCAAACACCAGTAGCCGAAGTATCACCCATGTTACCGAATACCATGGCTTGTACGCTTACAGCAGTACCCCATTCGGCAGGAATACCTTCCATTTTGCGGTAAAGAATGGCGCGTTCGTTCATCCAACTGCGGAATACAGCACAAATGGCACCCCAAAGTTGTTCGTATGCACAGGTCGGAAAATCTTGTCCGGTTTGTTCTTTTACAGCAACTTTAAAGCGTTTAACCAGTTCTTTAAGGTCTTCCACTTCCAATTCGTTGTCGAGCTTCACACCTTTTTCTTCCTTTACTTTTTCGATAATTTCCTCGAAAGGATCGATGTCTTCCTTGTTCACCGGTTTCATACCCAATACCACGTCACCATACATTTGTACGAAACGACGGTAAGAATCCCATGCGAAACGGGGGCGTCCGGTCTTGCGGCTTAAGCCTTCCACCACTTCGTCATTTAAACCTAAATTAAGGATGGTATCCATCATACCCGGCATAGAAGCGCGGGCACCCGAACGTACAGAAACCAGTAACGGGTTCTCTACATCTCCAAACTTGGAATTCATCAGATTTTCGATGTTGGCGATAGCTTTCTCAACATCCGCTTTCAGTAGTTCTACTACTTTATCTTTACCTAACTCATAATATTCGCTACAAACTTCTGTGGTGATTGTAAATCCCGGAGGTACGGGAACACCGATTAGATTCATTTCAGCCAGGTTAGCGCCTTTTCCACCAAGCAGATTTCTCATGTCTGCTTTTCCTTCAGCTTGTCCATTACCAAAGGTGTAAACTCTTTTTTTATCCATAATAAATGTATTTAAAGTTAACTCGCTCAAAAAATGTAATCGCAAAACTATACATATTTTAGTTATCTCCAAACCTTTTACTGAAAAAAAATAGTGGAAATTGCAATTTCTACTTTGCAATTTTAATATCTTACGATTTATGAGGCAATATTCAGGGAAAATGCTTAAATTTGTCCCCAAATTAACTTATTCAGAAAAGTGGCTAGAAAGAAGAAAGAACTTCCATTATTAGAGAAGATAACCATAACAGATGTAGCTGCCGAAGGAAAAGCTTTGGCGAAAGTGAATGACCTGGTAGTATTTGTGCCTTATGTAGTGCCCGGTGATGTGGTGGATTTACAAGTGAAGCGTAAGAAAAATCATTATGCAGAAGCTGTGGCTGTGAAATTCCATGAGTATTCTCCTGTGCGTGCAGTACCCTTCTGCCAGCATTATGGTATATGTGGTGGTTGTAAGTGGCAGTGTCTGCCATATACAGAACAAATAAAGTATAAGCAAAAGCAGGTGACGGATAATCTGACCCGTATCGGCAAGATCGAATTGCCGGAAATTTCACCTATCATAGGGTCGGAAAAAACGGAGTTTTACCGTAATAAGTTGGAATTTACGTTTTCTAACAAACGTTGGCTGACAGAGGAAGAGGTAAAGGAAGATGTGAAGTACGATCAGATGAACGCCGTAGGTTTCCACATTCCCGGTGCATTTGACAAGGTACTGGCTATAGAAAAGTGCTGGTTACAGGATGATATCAGCAACCAGATACGCAATGCGATTCGTGACTATGCATACGAACACAATTATTCTTTCTTTAATCTGCGTTCTCAAGAAGGAATGCTTCGCAACTTGATGATCCGTACTTCGAGTACGGGTGAGCTTATGGTGTTGCTGCAATGCAAGATTGTGGAAGAGAGCGAAATGGATCTGATGAAGCAACTGCTGGCTTTCGTGGCAGAACGTTTTCCGCAGATTACTTCCTTATTATATGTAGTCAATAACAAATGCAATGATACCATTAACGATCTGGAGGTAATGGTGTTCAAAGGCAACGATCATATTTTCGAGGAAATGGAGGGGTTGCGCTTCAAGATAGGAGCAAAATCATTTTATCAGACTAATTCCGGACAGGCGTATAATCTTTATAAGGTGGCCCGTAATTTTGCCGGATTGACCGGTAAAGAATTGGTGTATGATCTTTATACAGGGACTGGAACCATAGCCAACTTTGTTTCACGCCAGGCAAAGAAAGTGATTGGTATCGAATATGTGCCTGAAGCAATAGAAGATGCTAAAGTGAATTCGGCAATTAATGGCATTGACAATACCTTATTTTATGCCGGTGACATGAAGGATATCCTCACTCAGGAGTTTATCAACCAACATGGTCGTCCTGATGTTATTATCACTGATCCTCCGCGTGCCGGAATGCACGATGATGTGATTAATACAATTCTTTTTGCTGAACCTCAGCGGATTGTGTATGTTAGCTGTAATCCTGCCACCCAGGCACGTGATTTGTCTTTGTTAGATGCCAAATACAAGGTGATGGCCGTGCAACCCGTAGATATGTTCCCTCATACGCATCATGTGGAAAATGTGGTGTTGCTGGAAAAAAGAGGATAATCCGGATAGTTCAATTATAAATTGTTTAAACAGTAAATAGAATTATGTCAAGAGGTAAGAATAGTGATTCCGGCAGGCCAAAGGCGAGAAGTGTTGCCCGATATACTATATATAATGTGACGGAGCCCGCTGAGCTGATGGATTTTCTGATGCGGAAAATGGCGGGAATCAGTCGTAGCAAGGTAAAGGCGTTGCTTGCCAACCGCGTGATTTTGGTAGATAATGTGATTACTACCCAATATAATTTCGCATTGAAACCAGGTATGAAAGTGCAGATATCCAAGGTGAAGAATAATCGTGAGTTTAAACATCCGATGCTGAAACTGGTATACGAGGATGCTTATATCTTGGTGGTGGAAAAGAAGGAGGGACTGCTTTCTGTCAGCACAGAACATCAGAAGGAGCGTACTGCACAACATATTTTGAATGAGTATGTAAAACGTTCACATCGTTTCAACCGCGTATTTGTAGTACATCGTCTGGACCGTGAAACTTCGGGGTTGATGATGTATGCCAAAGATGAAAAAACCCAGAATACTTTACGTGATAATTGGCATGATATTGTGACGGACCGCCGTTATGTGTCTATCGTTTCTGGTGATATGGAGAAAGATTACGGTACTGTAGAGTCTTGGTTGACCGACCGGAAATTGTATGTCTATTCCAGTCCTGTAGATAATGGGGAAGGTAAGTTTGCGGTCACTCATTATAAAACAATAAAGCGGGCCAATGGATATTCATTGGTGGAGTTGGATTTGGAAACAGGACGTAAGAATCAGATTCGTGTGCATATGTTGGATTTAGGTCACCCTGTTGTTGGCGACCGGCGCTATGGCAGTGAGTGTGATCCTTTAGGACGATTGGCGTTACATGCCTTCAAGTTATGTTTCTATCATCCGGTAACAAAAGAGTTGATGGAGTTTGAAACTCCTTATCCTACGGCATTTAAAGGATTAATGCAGAAAAAATAGAAAGTTTCTTCTGTTAAAATTAAATATAAGGCTTCTTTGCTTTTATTTTGGGCAGAGATTAAGAATAAAAAAGCAATATCCATCCACTTACCAAACTGTAGACGGATGGATATTGTTGTTTTAGAGATTTGGCAGTTTCATTATTAAATTGCCTTTCTTAATGCAAGAATGGTCATGTAGCCCGATTTCCCAATGTTGTATTGATGAATAAAAAGGCTGAAATTCAAGATAAATTTGATTCAGCCTCTTTATTATTGTATCGGCGAAGTGATATTGAATAAAAGAGTTTTTTCAATAGATGTGATCATATAAAATCCCTATCACAGAGTAGGAAGATTGATTTACTTGTAAAAATATGGGGAGTGTTGCCTGATTGTGTTTTATACTATGCCAAGAAGTATGTTTATGCACGTATGTCTACATGAAGCTACGCATATGTATGTACGGATTTGTGCGTATGTATGTGAGTGTGAATCATATAAATCCCCCAAATATAAGGACGTTTTTAAAAAAGATCAAGAGCTTTTCAAATAACAACAGGAACTTTTTGGAAAAGATAACGAGCTTTTTTAAAAACGTTTTGATCTTTTTTATCGATATCGGAACTCTGTAAACTGCTATTTCGTGGAAGTACATCTCTTTCATATGCATTTTTGAAATGAAAAAGTCTGAAAGTACCCTGCTTTATATCAAACAGGAATACTTTATAAAAAAGAATATATAGTTGACAGCAAGCGTATTATGCGAAAATCTGCTTTAAAATATAGTGAGGGTATGAGGGCATAAGTGAGAGCAAATATTTTTACTATAATCATGTAAGATGTTTATAATTAGATTGTTATATGTAAAATGAGAGCATGAGGGCATAAGCATTCCAGAATAATAATGGCTCAGCGGAAATTTCTGGTTGGTAAGTTTTAAAATTAG